CAATATATCATTCACATTGCAATAGACTGTTATGAGTGCCGTCCGGGTGAGTATGTTTGGATGGATGAGGAAAAGGAAACAAACGACAAGGATGCCAAGATCGAAGCCCTTCTTGCTGATCTTGACGATATTTTTGATGAGTTGACCGATTTGTCAACTCCCGGTCATCCGGTTATTCCGTTCATGTTTTTGGGTATCATCAACGGTGATCGCTTGGATTTCCACACCCTCACTCCCGACGAAGGTGAATCCTTTGAAATTGGGGACGAAAACGAGGTTGATTTCTCGGCAGCGAAGGGTCTTCCGGTTTTGAGTGATATTGGACTGTATCACCCCGATGACCAGCCTGTGACTGACGAGGATGATCTTCCTCCTACGTGCGCTGATTATCCTGATTGCGTATGTGGACAGATGGATATTGCTCTTTATGGGGCACCACTCGAAGTGAAGTCTACGGAACGTGCTGACGATAAGCCTGAGGCTGAAAGTTCGACACTCGGTGATATTCTTGACGCTGTGTTGAAGAACAAGAAGTAAGGTGCGGTCCAGACACCATGCCCGACACCTTTCGGGGTGTCGGGTTTTTCCTTTGGAACGTTAGGGAATATCTCCGATAAGTTGGCGCGTCCATCATGACTTGCCTGAGGCTAACGGTAGGGCATTTAAGAACAAAGGATGAACATATGTCGCATCATGTACAATGTCATTTAACAGACGAAAAGAAAGAAGTTCATTATCATTGTTGGCTTCCCGAAGATTATGCAATACCGGGAAAATCAATAGAAGTTAAAATGGATGACGGGGAATGGCACCCATTTATTGTAGAGAATGCTTGGACACGTCTCCCCACTCCTGTTGTACGAGAGCGATCTCAGGATTATAAGAAAACAAGGAAAGCTAGTGACATATAATATATACATACAAACAAATGATGATGCTTTTTTCTGTGTTAAGAAGGATGGAGAGATATTAGATTATTCAGATTATCACGAGGCTGTTGAATATGCTAAGAACATATTCGAAATGTATTTTGGTACTGGTTGGCAACCTCGAAAAGTAACAATTACAATCGAAAAAAAAGATTGGAAAGAAACTAGAAAAAGAGGGTGGAATGACAATAGAAATAAAAGGAATCAAGGATAGTATAAGTCCTGATGAAGTTAGAATAACAACGTTTCAATTGAGGTATCCTCGATTTATTCACGCTGAGTTTATGACGCATCGTGTGTTTTCACGTAATGCGTCTTCTTCGCGTGCGATCCCAATCAAGAAACAGATTGAAGCCATTATTAAAGACCCGGCTATTCCTATGCATTGGGGTAAAAACCAAAAGGGAATGCAAGCTGAGTTTGAATGTAATGAAGCTGTGAGGATTGCCGGATTGGATTTTACCAATCGTGATGCGTGGCTCTATGCCATGGAAAAAGCAATCGAAATTGCTGAAGCATTTGACAGAGCCGGTTATCACAAACAGATTGTGAACCGACTCCTTGAACCATTTTCCCATATTAATGTGCTGTGCACTTCGACTACTTATTCGAATTTTATTGCTTTGCGTAATCACAAAGATGCAATGCATGAAATGCAGGTAATTGGAGCGACGTTCGCCGAATATCTCAAAGAACCCCCACAGCAAGTTTTGGCACAAGGGAAGTGGCATTTACCATATGTTGATACGACGGATGGGGAGTTTGTTAAACAGTCGGTAGCTAGATCGGCTCGCCTTTCATATCTTACATTTGATATGAAGGAATCGACCCTGGATGATGATTTGCTTCTTTATGACAAACTGGTAGGTTCACATCCTATTCATGCATCACCGGCTGAGCATCAAGCAACACCCGACTATAAGTTGCAAAATGGTAATTGGCTCAACCCTAGCAAGCATGGTAACCTTACGGGTTATATCCAGTATCGTAAGTTATTGGTCGGAGAATCTTTATGAAAAAATTTGAATATCTATTACGTTATGTTGAATTGCGTCAACCTGTAACTTCAGTCAAAACTTTGAATGGGTTGGGTCAAGAAGGATGGGAATTAATTGCGATCCTTCACGATATCGGCTATTTTAAAAGGGAACTTGTAGAAAGTTATGAACCTCTTGCGGTTCTGAACGAAGACTACTAACGATAAATAAATTCAATAACTAGTTCTCCCAATATCCTAAGCTAACGTGTAGCGCACGGAGCAATTTTGTGCGTGCATGGTCTATTATTGTCTAAAAAGGAAGAAGAAGAAAATGCTCGTAAAAACTAAAGAGGCTTTATTAAATGATGTTTCTACCGGAACCGTGCCGCAGGCTTTTATCAATTCAGGAAGATATTTTGAAACACTTTTTCAAGAATACGTTTATGTATCCCGGTATTCGAGATTTGTACACGAGTTGGGACGACGAGAATCGTGGAGTGAGACAGTTACAAGGTATTTTGACTTCTATACCACTCATCTTCGCGAAAGATGTGGATATGAATTATCCGCCGTTCTGAGAAATGAATTGGAACAGGCTGTTTTGAACCTTGAGGTTATGCCTTCAATGCGTTGTCTTATGAGTGCAGGACCAGCACTTGTACGTGACGAAATGGCTGGTTTTAATTGTTCCTATGCTACTGTTGATAATCCTAAGGTATTTGCCGACATTCTATATATTTTGATGGTTGGAACTGGTGTCGGTTTTTCGGTTGAGCGTCAATATGTAAATAAGTTACCGGAAGTTCCCGAAGAGTTGTATCCAACTGATACAACCATTGTAATTGCTGATTCCAAGATCGGATGGGCAAAGGGATTAAATGAGTTAATTTCTATTCTGTATACCGGTTGTATCCCCAAGGTGGATTATTCCAGGGTGCGCCCGGCTGGCTCGGTATTAAAGACCTTCGGAGGGCGCGCTTCTGGTCCTGAGCCTCTTAAGCGTTGTTTTGATTATATCGTTTCGACGTTTAAAGAGGCAAAGGGTCGTAAGCTTACGTCTCTTGAATGTCATGATATGGTTTGTATGATAGGAGAATGTGTTGTATCTGGTGGTGTTAGGCGTTCTGCTACTATTTCTTTGTCTAATTTGTCTGATGATCGTATGCGTACAGCTAAGTCGGGTCAATGGTGGAATACAACGCCTTGGCGATCACTTGCAAACAATTCGGCAGTATATAATGATCGAAGACCCTCCATGGACGTGTTCATGTCGGAATGGTTTTCCCTGCATGCCTCCAAGTCAGGAGAAAGAGGCATCTTCTCAAGGTTCGCAGCTAAAAATGTCATCGAACGATCAAACGCTTTTAGAAAAGAATTCTGTGGTGATATCGAAGGTATCCGATATCGAGATGTTGACTTCGAATGGGGGTGCAATCCGTGTTCGGAAATAATTCTTAGACCAAACGAAGTCTGTAATCTAACAGAAATCGTTGTACGTGAAAATGATACTTTAGAGACGTTGCTTCGTAAGGCTCGAATTGCATCGATCCTTGGGACGTTTCAGGCAACTCTAACTCATTATCGTTTTCTTTCCAAGAAATGGCAACATAATGCTGAAGAGGAAAGATTGCTTGGTGTATCTTTGACAGGTATTATGGATAATCCAGTATTGGCGGGTGAAAATGTCGATAAACTTAAGGATTGGCTTACTCAGATGCGAAGGGAAGTTATTAAAACTAATGTTGAGATCGCTAGCGACCTTAATATACCTTCTAGTACTGCAAGTACATGTATCAAACCTAGCGGAACCGTGTCTTCGCTTGTCGATTCTGCTGCTGGAATACACGGTCGTCATTCCCCTTATTATCTTAGGACAATTAGGTCTGATAAGAAAGACCCATGTGCACAAGTCATGATCGATGCTGGTGTTCCTTATGAGGATGATATTATGCGTCCTGATCATAATATGGTATTCACCTTCCCTATGAAGAGCCCCCTAAGTTCTAAGAAGAGAGAGAATGCAACAGCTATTGATCAATTGAACTTCTGGCTTCTATATCAGATGTATTGGTGTGATCATAAGCCTTCTGTTACTATTTCAGTAAGGGATGATGAATGGATGGATGTAGGAGCATGGGTATACGCTCACTTTGAATATATGTCAGGTGTTTCGTTCCTTCCTTATGCTGATCATGTTTATTCCCAGGCTCCTTATCAAGAGATAACGGAGAAGGAATATCATGAGTGGCAAGCAAAGATGCCTCAAAATATTGACTGGTCCACTCTGACTAAATATGAGAGTAACGATTTAACAATTGGGTCACAAAACTTCGCTTGTGTTTCAAAAGAAGGATGTGACCTTTAATTATAGGGGTCACATTATGTCTAAAATAGCTTGGCCACACGATGATAATGAAACGTTGATCAAGTTTTATGGAACGCCAGGAATGGTCAAACTAAGAGACTTTGTTCCTCCGTTCCAAATGATCGATGCTGACACCAAAAAGCCAGTAAAATCGTTTGAAGTGCACCCCAAGTGTTTTAATGCTTTTGCCCAAGTGTTCCAAGAAATATGGGATAAGTGTAATCATGATCAGTCAGTTATTGAAAAGTATCATCTTCATCTTTTTGGTGGTTCTTACAATAAACGTCTTGTTCGTGGTTCCACCTCTCATTGGTCTGTTCATGCTTTTGGTGCTGCCATCGATATTAATCCTGCTGGTGCTCCCATGGCAGTCGATGAGCGACCTACGCAAGAAAATATGCCTGACTTTGCGGTTGAAGCCTTCAAACGAGCGGGAGCAACCTGGGGTGGAGACTTTCAACATCGCAAGGACTGGATGCACTTCCAATTCGTCTATGAAGGGAAACAGACGTTCTTTGAACCTGTAGTAATGCCTGTAAGTAATGTTGTAATTCAATCGAATACTTCAGTATTTTCTAATACTACCAAACATCCTGTAGTTATTAATACTACTCCTATTCCTATAGAATCCCCTAGTATCTTTGACAACCTTCTCGATAAACTTAAGCACATATTGTGAGGCTTGTATGACCATAACCTTTACTGGAAAACACATCACTTGGTTCCTTCCGAAGCCTTATAAGTGGGTTGACAGTAAGGGCTATCAATGGTATGATCGGGGGGCGTTTAATAATGGGGAAGGTCCCAACGCTTCGGGACTGCCTTTCGAGACACCGGGTTTTGCGTTCCATAATGAGAACCATACGCTTGGGGGTTGGTGGCAAATTGATATTCCTGATATTAAAAAAAGGATTATAACCCGACAGACTGACATTGGTCCTCGTAAGCCTGTTATTGATTTAAATGCGATGCTTGCATTTGAATTATTTGGGACTGAAATGAAGGCTGATGCTAATGATAACCATCAATGGACTATAACCTATCTTGGAAAGCAATTGCCTAATAATGTAAAAGAAGGAATAACTGATCTTGATTAATTATCTTCGTAATTCAAATGTGAAAATATCTATTGATCTAAATCCGTTCTATTGGAGATTTCATTTTGATAGGATACTTCCTTCTCAATATGATCCATATTTACGTGTTTGGTGGTGTCAACTTTTGTTCTTAAACTTGTGGATGGTAATAGATAATGGCAAGATCGTTTTGGACCCCCTTGAACAGATTGAAGTCAAAGAGGAAGAGGAAGATCATCCATAAATACTGGATGTGTGATTGGACATTCGAAGGTAAACCAGTAGATTTTGAATCCACAGCCGAGTATTTTGGATTTGTCTACTCGATAACAAACAGACTTACCGGTAAGAAATACATCGGTAAGAAAAAGCTTAAATTTACAAGATCAAGAAAAGTCAAAGATTCTAAGCGTCGGGTTCGTGTTGTAAAGGAATCTGATTGGAAGGAATACTATGGCTCTTCTAAGGAACTTGCCAAAGATATTCATAAGCACGGCAAGGAATGCTTTGATCGGGAAATTCTTCGTTGGTGCAACAGCGCCGGGGAGTGTTCCTATTGGGAACTTTGGTACCAGATGACGAACCATGTCCTTCTGAATCCAGCAAATTTTTACAACAATTACGTCGGCGCTCGGATACATCGCAAGCACCTGATGAAAAAATATCTTGACGAGATTGAAGAGACGTGATATAAGCTTCCTATGGTTGATGAAATTCAAATTTCTACGTGGGTTAAACGTGAAAATGAAAGGAATTCTAGATAATGCCACACCCTCATAAAAATCGCCCTCGAACGGGGCGTCGTAAGATTGGTTCAAAGAAGCGTCGAAAGAAACAGCAACAGAAGAGTATGAAGAGATGATCCCCGGATTGTTCTTTTTTGTCGTGATGGCAGTTATCTTCGGATGGTTTGTTCTTCAAGCCCTCCGAAGTAATATTGTGGTAATTCTAATTGCCTTTGTCGTTGTTTGTTATATGATCAAGGATAATCAGAATTTTGAACCTGTTAACTTTTATTTACGTCAGTTATATAGTCAATAATAATCCTTTTGGTTGTCGATTTACCATGTAAAGTATTCAAAATGTTCTTTGCTGCATAGAGGTAAAGGGTTCCTAATAGATGGAGATCATTTGTATCGTCAGTCATTTGAATCTGAGACTCAATATTGGAGTACAAGTTCTTTAGTTTCTTAAGTTTTTTGGTGTCTTCCACGGCTCCCAATGTATCCTCTCCCTAAATATGAGTAACACTTCATTACTTATCTTAGGGAGAGATTATGACTACATTTACCCCCAGAGTGTGCGACATTTCCCACTATGAATGGATTGATAATGACAATGGATTTGGGAAGGCGCAAGCTGCTGGTCTATGGGGTATTATATCAAAAGCCACTCAGGGAACATCATCAAAAGATCAATATTACTTGTCACGTCGAGTAGCTGCTAAGAAAGCCGGATTGCTTTATGGTTCTTATCACTTCAATGACGGGGAAAATGTACAGAAACAGGTTGATTATTATCTAGCCTATGCTGATCCTCAACCCGATGAATTAGTATGTCTAGACTATGAGGCAAATCCTGCTTCTGATATGTCTATTAATCAAGCAGTAGAATTTCTTCATCGAATAGAAGAGAAGTTAGGTCGTAAAGCAGTTATCTATTCTGGTAACAAACTTAAGGAAACGATTAGTCGCCTTTCTGCTACTGATCAAGCTTATGTTGCTTCGCATCGTCTTTGGCTTGCTCAGTATTCGTATACAGCAACATTGCCTCATGGGTTTAAAAACTGGTGGCTTTGGCAATATACTGGCGATGGTGCTGGTCCGACCCCTCATTGGGTGAACGGAATTACCGCTCCCGGCAACAAAGGACTTGACTTGAACATATTTTCTGGTACACTGGATGAACTGAAAGCAACATGGTCGGGACTACCCACTCAGGTAGCAAATGTACAACCAACGGTAGTGGCACCATCAATTGTTCCTTCAGTACCGGTAGCTAACGTTGTACCAACACCAACAAAGCATTGGTGGGATGTATTCTAAGAGATCGGGGCTAAGCCCGATTGGTGGAGCGCGCTTAGGCTGAGCCTACGCCCCTAGACCCCTCAGAGAAATCTGGGGGGTTTTGACGAACAGAGGGTTGACAACATGAATGTAGCAGTGTATGATGAAGCTTACGAATGCAAGATAGCGTGTATCCCCCTTGTTAAGGTGGTACCTGATCGAATTGAAGAAGCCCAAATGTTCATTAAGGAATTTGGTCGTTTCTGGTTCAAACGTGATGGAAAGAGGATGTACCTTACCTATGTGCCAGGGTGAAAATTTTTTTCACTGAAATACGATTTTTGAAAAAATCGACATAAATAGGCTTAAGAGGGGTTGACAACGCCGTGCAGGTCGTATAGTATATGAACCCTCGAAATTAGGAGTTAACAGTTCAAATGAATTCGGATCGTACATATAGTATTAAATCGTGGTGGCTGAATAGCCCCGTGAATTCATTCGAATTAGATATTTAACTCGACAAGGCGCTTCGGCATCTTGTCTGGTTAAAGGGACAAGATGCCGGGACCAAAAAATCCCCAAATCTTATCCCACCAGTCTCCGAAAGTTTTTTCGGGTCGGACTAAAAAAAGTCTTGACTTTCGTAAAAAAGTTCGATAGGCTGTTGTGATGTTGGGGTGGTCCCGCTCTTTAGGCTTCGTTGCCGGGGGACGAATTGTCTAGTAGGTCGTCTAAAACGCTCTGGTTTCTAGCAGTTCTTTATTATGTTTTTCCGAGAGCTATACGTAGCTTTTCGAAAAGCATGCCTTCTAAAGCATTTCTGGTGATGCACTAGTTTCGTAAGCTAGGGAAAAGGGTCCGAATCCCTTTGGAGGCTCCAATTTCCAAGGGTTATCCATTAAATCGCTCCTATGAGCCTTAGGGCACTTGACATAGGGTAGCTGTTTGTGGCAAGATAATCTCTTCGTCCCTTGGAATCTTTTAACGTGAGGTATGTATTATGATAGAGTTTAGTTTTGTTTCTTTATACATACTTGCCGTTGGTATATGTCTCATGTCTTTTGTTCTAGGTATTGCAGTTGGTATAAAAATAGGATGGAACAATGCCCGTAAGAATGACTGATTTGTTTAATGAAGATGGTAAGCCACGTCGGCTCATTGAAATTGAACGTGAACAGTTAAAATTCTTAGTGAAACGATGTAATGGAAACGTTGCTCAGATTGCTAAGATCATGGGTGTTACTCGTAAACAAGCTTATCGACGTTTGTTTAAGACTGGTTTATATACACCTGAGAAACATCGGGTGCATGATAAAGAAACTGGTCAATGGAAAGCACCTGTTTTATCAGCTAAACAAGTTGGTAAGGTAAATAAGGTTACACCTAAGGTCAAAGAATATCATTGGACCTAATGGGGGATTAGTGCTAACGGGAACACGACGCACTTGCAATGCGTAATCAAGGGTTCGACTCCCTTATCCTCCACCATGATTTTAACATGAAGGTTATATGTTTGGTAAAAATAGTAAAAAACAAGGTGATAAAGGTTTAGGAGCAGCAATAGCGTATTTTACTGAATGTGAATATACAGTTTGTGTTCCTTTGACTGATAGTCAAGATTATGATTTACTTGTTGATACTGGTGAATTCATAAAACGAGTTCAGGTAAGAACAACTTCATATAAAAAACGATCTTTTTATCGTGTTAATCTTCGTGTTATGGGTGGTAATTCAAAAAAGAATTATATTCATAAAACTGGTGATCAATTGATGTATGATTGGTTATTTGTTTTAATTGAAGATGGTACACAATATCTAATACCTAAAGATGAATTAGTTGCTAAAAGTTATCTTACTTTAGGTGCAGATAAAAGTAAATATAAAATACGGGAAGGTTTGATAAGGACAGAGGGTTCTGTCGATGCGCTGTAAACGCATTCCCTAAGGGCGTGGCGTTCAACTCGACCACCTTCCCACCATTTTTCGCTTGACAAAAGTTTGCCTCTATCGTATAGTGACTATTACACCACCTTTGTAACGTGGATACTTCAGTTTGATTCTGAATAGGGGCTCCACTCTAAATTAGGAGAATATATCATGACATTTAGAACGAATATTGTTTTGACGAAAGATACAAAATCTGAAGATATTGAAAATCAAATGAAAAAAGACTATATTGCTCGACCTCTTAGAGAGGTCGGAGAAGAAGTTCGTCCATTAACAAATTCTAAAACTGATGTAATTTATCAAACATTCAAATGTTCAAATTGTGGTTATATTCAAATAGTTGATGTACCAAACACATTTTTTGGTACTGGTGAATGTGAAAAATGTAATCATGTAACAAATATGAATGTAGAGGGATGTAATTGTGTCCTTATTCGTGGACCTAAACCTCTTGTATTAACAGAATAATGACTGGACGTGGCGGTCCTAAAAACGCTACGATATATAATGCCCATGTAGCTCAGTGATAGAGCGTCCGCCTGAAGAGCGGAGCGTCGGTGGTTTGATTCCATCCTAGGGCACCAATATGCGGGTATGATGTAATGGTAGCCTTGTCGGTTTCAAAAACCGATGTCGAAAGACGTGGGGGTTCGAGTCCCTCTACCCGTACCATTTATGCGGTTCTCTAAGTACGAGATTGAATTAGGGTGATCCCTTTGCCGCGCCAGTTTATGGGAAGTACTTTCTTCGTGTGGTCGATCCATCACGCAATGTATCAACCTATTTCGCATGTCATCATATCCTTGATTGACTTTGTGACACGCTTCCCATACCTTTTAGGAGAGAGTGATGTTACCAGATGGTTTAATGAATATAGATACTTCAGAGTATAATGGTAATATTGTCATAGAAATGATGATGAGTTTTTATTGGGGAGAAAATTTTCGAAATACACATACTAATTTAAATCGAATTGGTTGGACAGAAATTCCGCTGAATATAATGTTTCCTCAAACATATAATGTTCGGGATTATCGACATTACGTTAATCGGTTTTTTTATAAGGATGTGTGATGTTTAGTAATGAAGATAGAGACTATAAAAATCCTCAGATGTTGACTTCTACTCCACATACAGTTGGAGCGAAATGTTTAGAAATTGATGTGATGAAGTCGTATAATATAAGTTTTCCTCCTATACAAAATATATGGGGAGGATTTTATCAAACTGTGTCTGTGATAAGATATCTTCGTCAGTTTTTTGATGAATAGGTGTGAGCCGGTGGCGGTGCAGGAAACTCCAAATCTCCATTGCCGAGGGTTCGACTCCCTACACACCTGCCAGTTTATTCCCCCGTAGCTCAGTTGGTAGAGCGAAATGCTGTTAACATTAGGGTCGGACGTTCGAGTCGTTCCGGGGGAGCCATTTTTATAGGACATTTTATGGAGTATATACCTTATGTGGTTAGAATTATGATCAAACAATTTTGGCATGATCGATGGAAATTGCTCACTAAAGAATATGATTGGGACTACGAATATCTCTTTGGAGAGGGATTAGATTTTCCGGCAATGCCATGGGATCAATTTGGTCAAGTTCATAATGTAATGATGAAAACAATTTCAGATAGTATATTTTCTTAGTTATGGGACCTTCCTCTATCGGCTAGGAGAATCGCCTTTCAAGCGATCAAGACGGGTTCGATTCCCGTAGGTCCTACCAAAACATATGCAGTTCGCGGGAACCTGCATTCATTGGCGTCGCCGTGAAAAAATAAAATCCCGCTGAGTTAAGCCTCTTTAGTACTAGTGATAGAACAATCCCTTGGTACGGGATAAGCCTGAGTTTGATTCTCAGAAGAGGCACCAGATTTATGCAGCATTGACGGGAATTGGTATACCTACTCCGCTTAAAACGGATTGTTTCTCGGTTCGAGTCCGAGATGCTGCACCAATTAATGCGAGAGTGATGGAACTGGTAGACTTGCCGGTCTAAGAAGCCGGTGCCTTCGGGCGTGGGAGTTCGAGTCTCCCTTTTCGCACCAAACTTAACCTCAAACAGTGGAGTATATATTATGACTACGAAGAACGTTAAAGGAATTAAGTTTCATTTGTTCGGTTGTCATGATTTTGATAGACTCGAAGGCGCGGAATATATTGGTGAATTTTCAACTTTAAATGCAGCAAAGAAATATGCTGAAGAGGAAATGATTGGAACTGATTATATCTATTTCTTTGTTGTAGAAGTCAAAGCCCAAGGTCCATATGGTGGAGTTGCTTGGAAATAAGTTAAGCGAGAGTGATGGAACTGGTAGACTTGCCGGTCTAAGAAGCCGGTGCCTTCGGGCGTGGGAGTTCGAGTCTCCCCTTTCGCACCAATTTAGGATAATGCGCTAATAGCCCAACGGCAGGAGGCAACGGTCTTAGAAGCCGTACAGTGTCAGTTCGAATCTGACTTGGCGCACCATTTTATGATTGGAAAAAATATTGGAAAGTATTATTTATGGAACAAATATGACTTTCAAACGTTATCTCCTATAGAAGGGAGGTAACTTATGATAGCAATGGCAATTTCTATCTTATGGTTGCTGATTGGTTTGATTGTTATATTAGGTGTAGTATGGCTTGCACTTTATGTTGTTAAGCTATTTACTCCTGTGCCAGATGCAGTTGAAAAAGCTGTTTGGGCAATTGTTTTGATATTATGTTTGATTTCAGCCCTAGGCTTACTAGGGGGTGGATCAGTAGGAATACCACATCCACCTTGGATGCATTAACTAGGGGGCTTCTTTGCCCCCTTCCTTTTATTTAAATAAAACGAAGAAATGGGTTCGATTCCCATACTTTTATAGGTCGCGGAAAGCCCGTTCGAAAGGGTAGACACAGACACCGAAAGTAGAGAGTAATTAACTCGAAATCACTATTAAAGTGAGCCATATGGATACGGCATTCGTTGCTATAAGAGCGGAAACGGAGATTGTTCGAATCCTCCCTGCGCCGACAGGCGTTGTAGTTTAATGGGCAAAACACCGCTCGCCTATAGCAGAATTTTATGGGTCATTCGCCAAGTGGAAAGGCACGGGTTTTACACGCCCTGATTGCGAAGGTTCGATTCCTTCATGACCTACCAGATGTCTCGGGAGTGAGAGGGCGACAGTCGAAAATTTTTTGAAAAAATTCTTGACTGTCCCTTCGACTTGCTGTAGAGTACTGAAACTGAGAACAGAGTTGAGAGAAATCGAAACACAACATAGGAGGCAATCATGTGACCGCAAGGTCATAAACAGCCAACAACTTTAATTGTTTTTGTGTGTAAAAGTGTGTAGAGAGTTTAAAGGTTAGGGAGAAATCACGGTTCGAGTCCGTGCGTTGTGGGGAAACCTGCTTTGTCGTCTAATGGTTAGGACGCTCCCGTTTCTATTCGTCTTTGGACGGATTAGGGCAAGCCCCCCTGAATGTGTGGGTATTAATATCAGAAAGTGTGTTATCACAAGGTAGTGTACACTACCTACCTACCGGGAGATAGGTACGCAAGCCTATCTCCCATTTAAAATTATCAGATGTATTACAGATTGGGGGCATAGCCTCGTCAGGATAAGCCAGGGTGACTTGGTAAAAGCGGTAAGTCTTCCTACAGACCCGCACTATTAGCAATAATAGCCCATCTATGCAGGTCCGGTCTTCCCCGTGAGGGGCAATCGATGGCATCGGTTGTAAAGCAGGACGGTTAGGTAAGGTCGAAAGATAGGTTCGAGGGTAACACTGTAGAGCCAAGTCCCGAAAGGACACCTTACGTTCAAACTAACTTACTGTGTATAGATAACGGATAGTGGGATACAGAGCATGAGACTTGCAATCTAATGCGACCCGCAAAATGGAGGATAATGGCTGACGTTAACACAGTCGGACAGCATCCAAGAATTTGGTTTAGTAGCTCGCAAGGCGAAGGACAGTTGCCGTGTTGTATTTGGTACCTCAAAAGGGTATTGAGCAACAGTCGCAGCACGTCAAGTAGGTTTCCGATAATTGAAACTAGGTGTTTCAATCTCACTGTGAATGAGATGTCGGTTGGTTCAAATCCAACTTATCATGCAGAAAAAGCAAAGTCTGCGACTGTGTTGAATGAAAGTGGTTTAATCCTATGAGTCCTTTGGACTAACATAGGGGATTTGTTACTCGCAAGGTGACAGTCTTTGATAGCGTGATTTGTCATAGAGGGTTAGCCCCCTCGAATAGCTCGCAAGGCTAGTGGTGAAAAGCATGTCGAATAGTTCAACATGAAAGAGGTACCGCCCCCTCTATAATCAAGGCAACCATGTGACGATACTGGATAGTTGTCCAGTGGAAATCGGGGAACCTTTCTTAAATGTGCGCTCCGTCGCCGCATCCCTCGCAGGATGGAGGATAATCCCGTAAGTTGTCATGTAGAACCCGTATTCTCAGGGTTTTATCTTTTTATCGCGTGGGTGTCCAATGTTCCGATGTGCAGGACACATCTGGCTTGACCATTGCGCGGAGTAATCCCAGGTCAAGGAATAACTGATTACCAGTCGGAACAACCTTCCACGCGATAAGAGGATAATGAAATGTATTTTCAAACAACATCAAAAGCTATTAAGCAATGGTTACTTGATAGTAGAATATCTCTTATCTATGAAAGATATGATAACCCATTTAATGATTTTTTTCTCCGGTTATATCAAACACAGATTAATAATAATGTACATTTTGTAATTCGACAACATTTATTTACGCGCGATTAACTCATTGGTAGAGTGCAACTTTGACATAGTTGAAGTAAAAGGTCCGATTCCTTTATCGCGCACCATTATGGTCGGGTAGCTTAAAATATAAAGTAGCTGAAGCCTTGAAACTTCGGCAATGTAGGTGAAATCCCTACCCTGATCGCCAATTAAATCCTAGAGTAAGTCCCCTTTGTTTTTCGACAAGGTGAGATATAACCATTGTAGCATCTAGGATTATTATGCCTCGGTAGCTTAGAAAATAGAGCGCATCCCGTTTAATATTCATATGGTGGATATTGGGAGGGGTGAGACGTAGGTGAAATACCTACCAGAGGCACCAACGATAGAGGATATTATGGCACGCAAATCTTTTTTGGATTGTAAACATGAGAATGTTCAAGAGTTTACGGAATGTTGTCTTGATTGTGGATATAATATTTGGACAACAAAAAAAGAATATCTGAAAGACCTTCAGCGACAAGCTGGTGGGAAAAACGTTGAAGAAATTCGAAAGCTTGAAAAACAGCTTGGAATAGGTTAATGCGAGGTTAGTTTAGTGGCAGAATAGGCGCTTGATAGGCGTTTGGCTCGGGTTCGATTCCCGTACTCGCACCATTTCATGGACCAGTGGCTTGACGGGGAAGCAGTAGACTTTTAATCTTCGATATAGGGGTTCGAATCCCCTCTGGTCTTCCAATAGAATGCATTAGTATATTCTACAGATATTAATGTGAAAAGTATACGGTTCCGGTTGCATGTTTTGTAGAGAGTATATTGTAAACGTAAAGGGGGACAGTCTTCAAAACGGGAACCCAATAAATATCGAATGCTAAGCGGATATGGGTTGACAACGGCTCACATTTTGTATAGAATACCGGACTACCAGAACATCCTTCAAACGTTTGTCTGGCAAGAATTTGACTTTCATCCTGAGTATCCTCATTTGAGGAAGTTTCTTGTCTTCTGGCATAAGAAGATTGAAGGACCGATCTTTAAGGTCGAAGTTGCTCATGCTGGTTATGAAAACAAGATTGAACTTGCAAAGGATATCTGGAAATTACAATGAATATGATTAAAGATATAATTGAAGAGTTGTATGGAAATATGTTCGATGCAACTAATACATCAACAATTTATGATTGGCGTAGTGCTTTTGAATATTATAAAGTAATAGGATATGATGAAATGAGATATCTGGATATACGACGATCAGAATTTTCCCAGATGCCCTTAGGGTATATGTGGAATAATCACGATAAGATTTTTAGATCAGTGGAATAATGGACCAATGGCTCGATTGGAATGGCACGCCGCTCTTAACGGTTGTTTATAAGGGTTCGATTCCCTTTTGGTCCTCCATTTTAATGCGTCTGGACGCTGCTAGTGTGGCGACTCCCCTGTCACGGGAGCGAGCGGGGAGCGTAACCCCGTAGACGCGCCAATTCCCCGTATCTCGCTAGTAGGTACAGCATTATATTGATTAGCTGGTACGTGGGATAAAACAGGTCACAAAGAGAGTTGAGAGCCTTTACATGTGACCCGTTGGATAAAAATGCTGATAGTTTATCGCAATGAATTGTGGCTCATGGTTTTATAGGTGATCAATGATCCGTGATACGGAAGCTAGAGAAATTGAAAGATTGTATGCTGTCTATGCAAAGACTGTAGGGTATTTTGGAGAAGCTTTGAAGACTATACCTGATCATCCTTTGACTTTTTTTCCTATTAAACCGTATCAACGTAGTATTAGAAGATACATACAAGAGACAATAAGTTATTTTTTTAGTTAAACAGGGCGTAGCTCAGTCTGGTAGAGTTCTCGTTTTGGAAACGAGCGGTCGCACGTTCGAGTCGTGCCGTCCTGACCAATTATTCACCATAAAAATCTCAGGGAGTAGCTTAGTGGTAAAGTTCTCGCTTCGGAAGCGAGCGACAAAGGTTCGATTCCTTTTTCCCTGACCATTTCATAAAAAGTTCCTCTAAATAAAAATCTTTTTTACTCGATTATTGCGATTGCTAAGAGTTTTCTCCCCTAAATACTACGTCGAACACAAAGACGCGGAGGGAAAATGAATTTAGATCAATATCAGCGCCTCTTTGTGATGTTAGAACTAGTCTTACACGAACAAAGGGAGTTAAAGAAGATGGTAGTAGATTTTACAGCACTTATAAGCCAAGTTGCTAACACTGTTGGTGCAGAACAGTCAGCAATTGTTGCAATTCAGGGTATCGCAGCAGAAATTCAGGCAGCAGTAGCTTCCGAAGATTCAGCAGCAGCAACCGAGATTGCATCTCTTGCATCTCAGCTTTCGGCTTCAGCTAATGCTCTAGCAGCAGCAGTTGCAACCACGGTTCCGGCTAACACTGTAAGTAACACTGTTGTTGCGAACACTGTTCCGGTTACCAATACCGCTCCGGTATCTAACTAATACGCCTTTCCAGGGCGTCGTGTTAGGGGGGCAGCAATGTCCCCCTTTCTTTTATAAGGGAGATCAAGATGCGAGATTTTCGTAGAGGAAGAGAATATGGGCGTGTTGAGATTGTGCAGGTTTCTGTTGCTAACACAGCCAATACTGCTAATACGACAAGTAACACTAGTACAACCACCAATCCTTTAGCTAACGTTGTAAATCAAGTAGCTAATGTGGGTAGTATCTTTTCAAGTTTAGGTAATCTATTCAAACGTTAATGCGCTTCGGTGTTGGACATGAGATGGACTTATAAACCATTTTGCAGCGGACGGCTGTATCTAACTAGGTTCGAATCCTAGGAGGCGCACCATTTTTCCTTGACTGGTAGGACTTAATCTGCTAGGATGGTATCATGAAAGCTATGATGTCAATTGACCAATATGCTGATCCATTGCCCTTGTTGACAATGTTCGTGCATGGTTGCCCCCACAAGAGGGTTTATCGTCCGTATCTTCAAAGGATGCGAGATGATTTCACACATTCGGCTCAGAGGCAACTTAAGTTGCCGTTCATCAAGAACGAGTATAATTCAGGTTATATGATTGATTATCCTATCGATATTAACGTGGTCTATACTAATCCCATGAGTGAGGATATGGATCACTTGATGGAAGCATTGTATATGATCATGGATGGTCCTTCAGGTTCTTTGAAGGGTCCTTCAGTTCTAAAGGATGATCGATTGATCAAAGGTTTTTCTTGTCGGATATATTATCCCGAAGATAAAACCAAACGTGAAACGGAGAGATGGTAATGGTAACATATGTTTATATTTTAGTATTCTGTGTTGCCACCAACTTTGCATCTTGTCAACCGATTAAAGTTTTTGCACATAGTTCGGGTTGTGTTGCAGAGATAAAATCTAATCCTATTTCAAGACACGGATACTATGATTGTTTTGAATTACAAGTACATGAGGATTAATTATGGGTTCAACATCAGCAGCAAAAAAGCGTTCCGACGCTTATCAATTTGGAGAACAAGCACGACATTTTTTCAAGACGTTTAATGGTAACAGGTTAGCCCAAGATGGTAAGCCTGTTCCTCACCCTAATGATCTTGAACAACGTAAACGTTTTCCAGAACGTAAACCTAAGAAAGCAAAACAGGAAGGTTAAGTCGCCAGGGAGCGACCACGGCTTCGAACACCGTAGGTACCTAACGGTATAGGATTCGAGTTCCTCGCCTTCCACCATTTTTTCCTTGACAATTCAAGGAAACTCTGATACATTCCATTATGCTAGCGACCAAGGATTTGGGACCTCGGCTGTGAACCGGGCGTAAGTTGTGGCTTGACTCCACCCGCTAGTACCATTTTTCTCAAACCATGGAGTATATATTATGACTATTACTGTTGCTGATTTGGTTCCGGGAGCGTTTTTGGTTAACGTCAATAATGATATTTTGGTTATTCTTGGACCGTCATCCAAAAAAGAAAATCATCTGAAGGCTCTTCTTGTTGATAATTTGGGTGTTGAAGTTTCTCGATTTGAGATTAGTCATCTCGTTGAGGCTCTTAATACGAGTGAGATGCGTTTAGTTGATCTTGAGGAAGGGGAAAACGATATGCAGGAAGTATCAGAAACGGAAAAGGTTTAATATAATAAAGGAAGGATGTGTGAGTGGTTTAAACAGCTACCCTGGAAAGGTAGTATACCGAGAGGTATCGTCGGTTCGAATCCGACTTCTTCCGCCATTTAATAGAATGGATAGTTGGCAGAGTGGATGATCGCACTTGTCTTGAAAACAAGCGTACCGAGAGGTACCGTGGGTTCGAATCCTACACTATCCGCCATTTAAAAGAGACGTGAGATGTTATTATATCATGGAACAAGTAAGAAATTGGTTGATGATATTTTGAAAGAAGGTTTGAAACCTCGGGGAGAAGATAAAGGTAACTGGTACGTAAATAACATACCAAGCCATCCCGATTTAATATACCTAACTGATCAGAAATGGCTAACGTATTTTTACGCTCTTAATTGTGCGGTTAATACAATGTCAAATGGAGGGTGTCTTCTTACAATTGATACTGAATTTCTTGACGAAGATAAGTTTCGGATTGACGAAAATTACTACACCGAAATTGAATTGGATCGAACAAATGCTACTAATAAGGCTGTTCCTTTTGAAATACGATATGATCAATTAGATAGAATAGCATCAGATAAACGTTGGAAAGAATCGTTATCTGTATGTAATGCTTGTTCTTTTAAAGGGGTCATTCCTCCGACAGCTATTATAAGTACTGATTATGTCGATAATGAATGGAATCCTCTTTTTAGAAAAGAGTTTGTGGCTTCTTCAGATGTAGAAGCTAATTTAGCAACAATTAAAGTTGTTTTGGACACTACAGGAGTTTTCATAAATACCAACACAGGTGAATGCTGTTGGGAAGATAGAATTTCAACTTGACCACGGATGTACTGGCAAGTTAGTTGGGGAGTTGGAAGCCCTTACAAACCGTTTATAGCGCGGACAAGCTTCGGTAGGCTGGCATGTCTCATAAGCATGTGTAAAGTGGGTTCGACCCCCACCTGCGCAACCAAAATAAAGGATATATCATGTATGATGTAGGTTTCAATTGGAAATCTGAGTTTAAGAATGAGATGATATATATTCCTCCAAAAATAAAGAGACACATAACAATAAAATATCGATTACCGTTTGAAACAGGTTGTGCTTCTTGGAGATGGTATCATAAGTTTCTTCATACACACGAAGATAAAATGATATTTCCTGTTATGTGTGATACAAATGAAATCCTTATGGAAAAAGGATTGGTAATGTGTTAAAAGGAGAGTATGATGAAGTGGTTTATGCTTGAAGGAAAGTATTGCGTTTTGTTTTATATCATGATGGCAATCTGCTTCCAGATGGGTTATTTGTCTGGCATTGGTTTCCTCACAGTTTTATCATCGATCCTTTGGACTGTGGTTATCCTTTTTGGATGTGTATTGTTATCGTCCTATCTTATGGTTTTAGATTATAAGAAATATCGAGCAGCGCAAATTCTTGCGGCTCAAGAGGAACGGGATTTAAAAGAGCAGGCGGGAGAATAATAATGCGTAAGATTTTGGAGATATCGCAGGCAGAGGGCGGGGAAGACTCCCGTTTATTTGCGCACGACCTTTTTAATGCCTATCGTAAGCTATGCGAGCGCATGGGTTGAAGAGGTACCCCCGTAGGGGAACTTATTTTACAGATTGACAACTGTGATGATCGCATATACAATGAGATCGGTGGTCATCGAATTCAACGTGTCCCCCCGACAGAAAGACGGGGACGTGTTCATACGTCTACTGTTACAGTGTCGGTGACTGATGAATTGAAAAATGACTTTAAGATCAATGAGAAGGATTTGAAAGTTGACTGGTTTTCGGGGTCCGGTAAAGGCGGCCAACATCGTAATAAACATCAAAACTCCTGTAGACTTACTCACATACCTACAGGAATTACTCAAAAAGCCGAAGCTAGAGATCGACAAACGTCTTATCGCGAAGCATTTCAGGCATTATCTTCACTTCTACAATCTAGCCGGGCGTATCAGGCGACCGTTAGCCAAAGCAACATTCGACGGGACCAGATGGGCAGTGGAATGCGCGGTGACAAAAGAAGAACCTATCGCTTCCAAGATAACATTGTAACGGATCATGAATTAGGTACAAAGAGTACTTGTATTGATCTAATGAATGGAAAGTTTGAAAAGATATGGTCATAACACATGAATATTATGAGACAGAGAATGTCAAAGAACGTGCACTTGATGTATTATTGAATGTATTAGGAGCGAATATCTATAGGTCTATAGGACGTATCTTTCCTATTGTTCCTGACATGTATTCTTATAATCATTATGTTACTATAATAGAAGAAATAATGCGGGTATAGCATAACGGTTTATGTGCCTGATTGCCAATCAAGCGTAGTGGGTCCGACTCCCTCTGCCCGCACCAATTTTACCCCTTGACAACATGAAAGTAATGAGGTAGATTGCAAAAATGTCTGAAGAAGCGAGAGATATGAATAACTACAAGCCTTACAGGACGAAGGCTCAGAAAGCTGAAGCCCGTCGTCTAGCCGTCAAGATTGACGGTCGTTGGGTGTCGTCTGCCCCTGTTTCGCGTCATGCGAGCAAGGAATTAACCATTGATGTACCGGAGGAAAAGTAATGTCGGAAATGGCATGCCCCGCTGAAAAACTCAAGTGGGGCGACGAGGTTCGGCTTAAGACCGATGAAAAGTCCAAGGGTTTGATCGTTGATGTGCAGAAAGATGCCACAACGGGTAAGCCGGATTATTTTGAGGTTGACTGGAAAACCGGTCAAAAGACGATGATTTATCACAAGGATCAACTGCTTCTTTTGAAGCCTTCGTTTGATAGGAGCTAACATGTTCCGCATGTTAATACGATACTTCAAAGAGTACATTGGTTATTATCGTCCTAGTCGTGTCGATATGATCATCAATAGATCGATCCAGGCAAAGATTGATCCGAATTTGTTTAAAGACTTTGTTGAGGAAATGCAAAAGCTTCAAGTGCCGCCTGTGCATATGGCAGCTACACATAAACCGCGTTTCACATCGAGTGATGGTGTGATGACCGATTTGGTCACTGGTGAAGTTTTGTAATTCTGGGGGTTTCTTCTATCGGCTAGGAACCTCGCTTCTCAAGCGAGTAAGACGGGTCCGACTCCCGTAACCCCTACCAAGGTTAAGGAAAGATGAACGACGTGTTTGTGAAAACTTTCATTATGGGACGTATGTTGGACAAGATAGTGGAATTTGTTCCATTGTCTGAAAGACAACTGCTATTGATTACTAATCAACCGCCCCCTAATTTTATTCAATCTAGGGCTCCTAATAAGGTTATATTTCTTTCTCAAGGAGGAAAGATAAACATCATACCGACTGGCATGATCCAACATTGGACCTGGGCTGGTTCGAGGGCTCTAAAAGCTTATACAACAAAATGGTTTGCGTATGAATGATCTAACTGTAAAGAATTTTACGTATGTGGTCGGAGATATCCATGGGATGTATGGCCAGATGCATCAATTGGTCGAGGCTTGTCTGGGACATGCCAAACATTATTCAATGCATCCGAAATTTGTATTTCTTGGAGATTATATTGACCGCGGACCAAAGTCAAAAGAAGTTATCCAATACTTAATCGATTTCCCCCATGATAAAGTTTGTCTCATGGGAAACCATGAAGATATGTGTCTTGATTGGGGTAATCAGAGTATGTGGAGAAATAACGGTGGTATGAAGACCGAAGAATCATACCTACCGCAAGGTAGGGTATTGGATGAACATAGAGAATGGATGCGTCGCCTACCCCTTATTCATGAGGATGCACACCGCATTTATGTTCATGCTGGTTTAAATGATCAATGGTCATTAAAAGAACAGGTAAGAAAGGATATGCTTTGGATTAGAAATGCTTTCCTTTTGTCTGATCATGATTGGGGTAAACTTGTGGTTCATGGGCACATGCCCTACGATCCTAAAGATTTCCCTCAGTGGGGAATTGATAAGGTTCGTCTTAATCTTGATACTGCTTGTGTGTATGGTGGTTCTTTGACCGCTGCCTTCTTTAATGATGAACAGCGTAATCCCATCGGATACATTCAAGTTGAAGCTGATAACGTCAACAAGTATACTCAAGGAGTATAGAATGGACACCGCAGTTCTTAATAAAGTTGATCAAGAATTTGAATATCGTAAGAAGCGTATCATTGATGATTTGCGTCGTCGGGGTCGTTCCGAAGAAGATATTCAAGCCCATTTGAAATGGATGGAAGAAAACCGAGATTAATACGTATACTACCTCTGCGTATTAAAGTTATAGACGGACTATCGCTGTACACCTATATGGGCTACCTTCGGGTACTGTACAGAGGAAAGTCGGGGCTGCACACGAAACCGTACAAGGTAACACCTTGGTATTCATAACTGCCACGCTTTTATGAATGACGATTAGAGCAACAGAAAATATGTATGCTTTATATACATGCCTAGATAGAGTGGGATAAACTTGTATATAAAGGCGTAGTGAAATTGGCAATCTCTACGGGCAGCAATCCCTAATAGGTCACTAGCCTTCGTGGGCGTTACGGTGACGGGTCGGGAGCTAGAGGGTAATCGCGAGGTTACTCCCAGATAAATGATAGTACTTGACAGAACCCCGCTTATAGTCTATAATGCTACTACCTTAGAATGACCATGATATTGAACGTAACAATTTGGGGCAGTTGGTCGAGCCCCCCTTGAATTAAAGGTGATATATGAAGATTAATCTATTTGCTGCTGCTTTTCTTGTTACCATGGCTTTATTGATTTTTAAAGCATTAGGTTATATTACCATTGGATGGTTTTGGGTATTCTTGCCCCTTATCATTGGATTTGGATTTTGGATTTTGGTTTTGTTCTTTTGGATTGGAATATTTATTTTGGCTGCTATCTTTAGTAAAGATTAATGCACGCATAACCCCCTCGTCTTCGAAACGAGAGAAAGGTAACTGGATGTAAATGGGGGTTCGAATCCCTCTGCGTGCTCCATGGTTTCTTAGCTCAGTTGGAATAGAGCATCGCCCTGCGAAGGCGAAGGTCATCGGTTCGAGTCCGATAGAAACCTCCATTTTATAAAGGGAGATGATATGACAGGTGAATATAATTATAAAGGTGATTACGGTGCTATTGCGGATCGACCAATCGATTCAGCTACTTGGACTGGTGAAGACACTAGTAAGTATCCGGTAGCGAATGCTGTTTATATCAATACCAATCCTGTTGGTACTAGTAATGTAATGCTTGAAACTACTCAAGATACAAAGTATCAACAGTTTGAAGATGAAATACGGGCACTAATCAACAAACTATCACTTGAAGGTAATTCAAATACGCCTGATTTTATTCTCGCTGAGTTTCTGACAAACTGTCTTAAGGATTGGGATAGTGTTTCCTCTTATGAACAGTTTATGGATAGCGATGAAGTCCTTTGGGACTATCTGTGGCTTGCTCGCAGAACATTTCGAAACACAAAGACTGTTCGTGCCAAGTGGTATATGCCGGTTATCGCTGAAAAGATAGCTTCGTCTTGGTGGAAAAAGTTGTATGTTTTCTGGGGAAGGCTTTGGGTTGCTTACCTAAATAATGGTAACTATAGTGATGCCTGGAAAAAGTAATTATTGGGGAGTAGGCTACGTTGGCTAAACCGCTTGGCTCTGAACCATGAGTAGAAGGTTCGACACCTTCCTCCCCATCCATTTTTCTCTTGACATTCGAGGGAGATAAGTATACAGTAGATAATGTCCTGTTGGCAGACCGACGATGCAACGGATTGCAACCCCGTTAAAGCTGGTTTAATTCCGGCACAGGACTCCACTTTAATGGTCTAGTAACCGGTTCGGGTTTCTACCCCGCTATCCGTAATTGGAGTTGTAAATGCGGGTTCGAGCCCTGCCTAGATCGCCATTTTAGGAGGTATATTATGAAAGATGTTGATGCTGATCTTACCGAAGCATTATCGATTATCGCTGGTTTAATGTATTATGTTTCTGGTCATGATCTACGAGAAAGAGAAGCAAAGATTTTGAAAGAGTATTGCAATCGTGCTAATTCTCTTAGACAAAAGTATCAAACGCTTTCTTAGTTCAACCGGAGAGAATAGTTGTTTCCTAAACTTCAGATTTGGGTTCGAGTCCCAAGGAAAGCACCATGACTAGATTAGAGAAGATTGATGCGTTTTATGCGGTTGCTTTTATTGGTATTATGATCTATGTTTTTTGGTTTTATGTTCCTATGCAGTCTCATAGTTATTACATTCAAGGAACATTTGACGGTAAAGTTGGTTTAATAATGAATAGTCCTTTCATAGTTAAAGAACTTTGTGAGGATGTTGCTAAAGAGGCTCAAGCCGAAGTTGATTTGAATAAACTGAGCATCTATATGATCCCTATAGAAGATCGTACTGATGTAATGAAAGAAGCTTTGAAAACTGATATCAAGATATCTTGTGTTTCAAAGAAACCGATTATGGAAAGTTAAATCGCCAGGGCGCGATACCCGATTGCTAATCGGAGGGAACCGAAAGGTTTGAGTTTCGAGTACTCAGCTTTCCGCCAATACGCGATGCTTGTATAGAAGGATATGCCCTAGGTTTCCACCCTAGAGAGACTGGATCGTTACCAGTGCATCGCTCCATATTAACCCTAACAGAGGATTATTATTATGAGTTTAACAGGTATGATTTTAGGTTGTGTGCTTGCCGCTGGTGGCAATGCTCCGGTGGATTGTGGTTCTGATACTGATTTGGTATTGGCTCGCTCTAAGCCAGATGTTTTTGCAACATTAAATGATTGTAATGAGGAATCTGGTCAGTATGTAGCTGAGATGGTAAGCCCCGTTGCTCGCCTTATGTATGGGGTACCTCCTGAAGTAAACGTAATCTATTATCGTTGCCTGGACGGTGATAAGGTAGTTTATGACTCTCTTACTCAGGGGAAGAATATTCTCGACCAAGATAATGATTCGAAATAAGAAAGGAAACATATCATGCTTACAGGTGTTATTCTTGCGTGTGCCGTTAGTTTAGCTAACCCTTCAATCAACGCTGTTGATCCTGAGAATTGTATGCCGATTTGGTCATATTCTTCTGATCCTTTGGCTTTTGAAGATGTGGATGAATGTCAATCAGAATCAAGGGATTTTCTTGAACAACTTGCACAGAGCGACGATATTCGAAAGCATTTGAATGCTCCTACTGTCCGTACATTGAATAATGGTAGCATTCCAGTTTATTTCTTTGTTTGTAAAGACAAGGATGAGAAAGTAGTTTATAACTCCTTGAAGAATGCTCAAGATAATAACAAGGATCAATAAATAGAGAGAGTTATTGGGGTGACCAGAAGTTGGAACGGTGCCTTTGAAGCATCGGAGTAGGGGGCAGTACCTTACACCCCATCCAGTTATGGCGGTATAGCTTAATCGGCTAGAGCGGGCGTCTCATAAGCGTCAGATTCGGGTTCGATCCCCGGTTCCGCTACCAATTTAAGAAAGGTAACCAGATGACAAAGATGTTTGCGGTTTTTGCACTTATTATCATGACGATCCCGGCATTGGGTGCTACACCTTCTATTGTTGCACGCCACCCTTCCCAGCCTCGTGTACAACCACATTTTCAGAACCATGTGCCGAGTAAACCTATGCAACAGCAGCGTTTAAATCCGCGTGGGAGTGTTGTAGTTCAGTAAAGGATATAATCCATGCTTTTGTTCTTACAAATTATAACAGCTATTGGTATCATTGCCGGTGCTTATTTTATGTATAGAACTTGGCCAAATAAAGATTTGTAATAGGGCAGCACACACACAATTGCTACCCCAAGCCCCCATAGATATACGAAAATTATGTCTATGGGGGCTTTTTTTATGCTTTTTTAACTTGATCTACCTTTCGATTTGTGGTATAAATATCTTGCTGCAATGCAGCATTTCATTTAAACTCTAGACGAAAGGAAATGATTATGAAGAAGATGTTTGTAATGGCGGCTCTTGCCGTTGCTTTAGTCAATCCGGTTTTTGCTGCGGAGACTGTTTCGAAGGTTCATTATAAGAGCCCGAAGACCCCGATGAAGGTATACTCGCCTAAGTATTACTTTCCGACAACGACTGCCCCGTATGATCATGATTTCCAGCTTGGTGCTCAGATTTACGGGTAAGGTTTAAGGGGCATAAGTGCCCCTTTTCATTTGGAGATACTAATGAATCCTTTAGTTTATTGGTATAAGAAAAACCTTGATAATAAAATCGTAAGTTTCCGTGATAGTTGGAGCGGGATTTTTGTTCTTTCAATTCCCGATAATAGTTGGTCCCGGTGGCATCATTTTCTTCCTGTTTCAACTACTAGAATGTATACGTTTGCCTATCGACCCAATTCATTGTTCGATGAATAAATAAGGATATGAATATGATTAACAAAGGAGATTACCTCATGACGATATAAGGAAGCAATTGGGCTTCCTATATTCTCATAGGAGGTAAGTATGACTGGTGCCACTCAACAGGCAAAGAAGTCTAAGAAGCAGCGTAAGGTTGGTCGTAATGCGACCTACTGTAACTTTTATCGTTTGACTAATCGTCGCGAGAAGAACAAGGTGAAGAAGATTAATCGTCACCTTAAGAAGCACAGCGGAGATAAGGTTGCCAAAGACGCTGTTGTGCGTCTTAAGAACGTTATCGCTGGAATCAAGGGGGAGTGAAATCCCCCTTTTACATCATGAGGATCATATGAACATATTCTTCAATATACGTCCATATACATCTAGACCTTATATGTTGGATTCTGATACACATTCGCCTAATCTAGAAAGATATATAAGTAGGTCAGCCATTAATTTTGTGAGGGAAGTTTTTCCTCATGCCATAAACACGTGTGGAACATTACAACATTTCTATACGATTATGAATGACTATTTCACGTGTATATTAGCTGAAGGATGATCATGATACAATTAATGTATGTTGAATTGTATAAGTCTAAATTAATTCAATCAGGATCGATGTCTGGTCGTTTAGAACGTGAATTAGACATTGATACAACATCAATAAGACGTGTTTTTGACAATCATTATCGGGCTGAGATGCATTTTGTTGCTGATGTACTAGGTTTGTTTACCGATATATTCGCCCCCGACTAAGGGGGCTTTTTTTTGCCTTGACGAACCCCTAACTATCTGATATACTGGTGCAAAATGGAATATGAAGAAAAATTCCGGGGTATGGCTCATGCAGGTCAACACGCATCCCGGTGCCTCTCGTTATTAAAAGATTTGATTGTACCGGGCTGGTCAACGGCTCGGATTGATGCGTTCGTCCATGATTATGCTAAGGCTAATGATTTAATATGTGCGACGAAGGGATATAAGGGTTTCCCTGCCTATTGTTGTACTTCCGTCAACCACATTGTCTGTCATGGTATACCATCCTTAAGTAAAATACTCAAAGATGGTGACTTATTAAAGGTTGATATCACATTCATTAATAAGGATGGCTGGCATGGTGATACATGTCGGACATATTTCGTCGGTGACGCTTCAGTTAAAGCCACTCGGGTTGCTCAGGTCGCTAAGGAAGCCATGGATAGAGCGATTGCTATTATTCGCCCCGGTGTGACGTTTGGTCATCTGGGGAAGGTATGTGAAGACTATGTTAACAGTCAAAGGATGGGTGTGGTCAAGGGATATTGTGGTCATGGAATAGGGCAAGAGTTTCATACTTTACCTCCTATTCTACATTATTATGATCCGAAGAGTTCCTATGCGCATCAACCTATTCTAGAAGGAATGACCTTTACAGTTGAACCAATGGTAACATTTGGTAAGTCGGATGTAAAGGAACTGTCTGATGGGTGGTCGGTAGTTACTAAAGACCGATCCCTGTCAGCACAATGGGAACACACAATAGGAGTAGTTGCAAATGGGCACCACATATTCACCGCCTACTAAAATACCCCAAAAATTGTACAAATTGGTAAGAAAAATGTCTGGTATAGTCAATCATTGTTACGATCCAAGAGATCATCTGGCAGTCCATTACTTTCATGAAGAGAGTTATATAGCAAGAAATGCTCGGATCATGGACCCGGTGGAAGTAACTTTGAGATGGGATGGAATATTCGATAAAAAGAGGAAAGTATATGACGAATAAAGAAGTAAAACAACTTGTCAACTTGATACTATCAATTGAGCGACGTTGCAAGACTGAAAATGTATTTCTTCAAGCTACTGTTGATCCCTACAAGGAATTTGATCCTGAGGCACAACAGGGACCGCTGGTCACTAAGCTGTTTCAAATGGCGAAGGATATGAAAAAGCAACTCGCCCGTAAATAGTTCTTGACAAAAGCCGAGAAATCCAGTAGTATCAATACTTTAAGGGAGATCATATGAAAGTCGAATTGATTACTCGCACGGGTTGTATTCACTGCAACTCGACCAAACAGATTCTAAACAATCATAATATCGAATATACTGAAAAGGTTATTGGGGAGGATATTTCAAGAGAGGAAGTTAAGGCTCTCTATCCTGATGTAACCAAGGTTCCGATCATTTTGGTGAATTCTACTCGTGTCGAAGGACCATCAGAGTTGAAGTTGCTTTTGGAGAAGGGTCAATTGGAGCAATTGCAATGAGCTATCTATCAGTTAATAAGAATGAACTTCAACGAGATTTGAAACTAGCTATTGCCGAGATTGCTTATCATAACGATGAAGGTGTGCCCCGTAAAGCTATTATTACGTTGCAGCGTGAATATATTCCAGAACATGATAGATATCGTATTGATGAAATTGTTAATCAAGAAAGCAGGGGCGATGTTATTAAAGTTTGGGATGTTAATCATTCGGCTTGGCGTCTTATTCCTCTTGCGCATGTAGTATATGTACAAATGAAAGATGGCTGGTGAAAAAATTTATATGCATACATTTCCTCATTCGATCCAGGGACCCACACAACGTGTTTATGCTAAGTTGCGTGATCGAATAATATGTTATAGTTGGATGTATACAGAACGATGGGATAACAACGTACTTAATTCTATTGTTGAAACTTTAGAACATCATGGGATTTTCGATGAAGAATGACCTTAGTTGTATACGAGATTATGGCAACAATTTACGTATGGATTGTGAGAATAAAACATATAATAGAATAGACTTGGTTTTATCTCATTTACTTGATGATGTTGGTCTATTTGCTCTATTTAATATGTTTTGGGATTTTAATCTGAGGGGAAATCTTGATCAGTACTTACAAAACGAAAAGATTTGGGCAAAAAGATGAAATATTATCTTATTCAAACACTTTCACAACACTCTATAAGCTATTTGATATCGACGGAGGAAGTGGTATCGAATGCGGCGATACAGGAAGCGATTGAGCAGGGTGTTATTCGAGAATATCAGCAAGAATTTTTGGGGGAAAGGATCGTCGGTCTTCAAGAGATTACCGAAGATGAGATGAAGAAACGTATACCTATTAAAGATGAAGAAAAATTTGATCAAGGCTAGAGACATTCGAGATACAGTTTGGGATATCTATTATTCCTATGTTCATTTGATTGCCCATAAAATTCAATTTGAACATATATTTGATTTTATTCCGAATATTGCTGATTATAATTTAGTTGAAATTCAGTGGGATATGCCTTTATGGAATCCCGTTTTGAGTGCATTGAGAGATAGTAAGTTTTATGACAAATAGATTTGTGATATCAGATACACATTTTTTTCATACCAAGTGTTGGGACACATTCAAGAGGGACGATGGTAGTCCCCTTCGACATTTTACCTCGACTGAGGAAATGAATGAAACAATGATCAACAACTGGAACGCAGTTGTGAACCACGATGATACTGTTTATCATTTGGGGGATGTTACTTGGGAGTATAAGAAACCATTTAATGAACTAATGCATCATTTAAAGGGACGGAAAATCCTTATCCTTGGAAATCACGACAAACTTTCTAAGAAGGTACCAGTTCTTCTAGATCATTTTGAGCGTATTGAACTTTGGAAGGGTTTTCATGAATTAGGATGTACTTTTATCCATATTCCAATTAATATTAATGACTTACGTGATGGTGATATATGTGTTCACGGACATATTCATTATCGGCATTATATGAATAAGGCTGGCTTGCTTGATCCTCGTTATATCAATGTTTCGGTTGAACAAACAAACTATGCTCCTGTCCCGTTTGATATTTTGAGAGATATGATTGAAACAAGAAGGAGAGTTATAAAATGAAAGACTTTGAAATAGGTATTACATTTGGATCGTGGGATTTACTTCATCCCGGTCATATCACTTTTCTACAAACGTGTTCGTTGGATTGTGAAACCTTGATTGTTGGTTTGCATGTTGATCCACGTCGGGAAAATAAGAACAAAGCCCCGATGGTTGAAACTGTATTTGAACGTTGGGTGCGTCTAAACGCACTTCGTCTTGAATCTGAACTTGAGATCGTTCCTTATTCACTTGAGGAAGATATTGTCAATATGTTAGCTATGATGTCTCCTGATGTCTATTTTATTGGGGGAGATTATAAAGATAAGTTGGAAACTATTACGGGTTATGATATGTGTGTAAAGAAAGATATCACAATTTCTGTGATTGAACGTTCTCATAACTTAAGTACTACTCGTTTGAAACAGGCAGTTGTTGATTGGATGGATTGGGCAAAATGAATCATTTACAGCACTATTTTGAATTGGTTGGGCAGCTTGCTGAAGATATGCCGCTTTTTCACATCGATGAAATGATCGATGTATTGGCGGCTTGTGACGGGCGAGTGTTTGTGATCGGGCTTGGTGGCTCGGCTGGAAACGCTTCACATATGGTCAACGATCTTCGTAAGCTTTGTCATATCGAGGCTTATTCCCCCCTGGATAATGTATCGGAATTTTCAGCCGTTGTTAATGACGATGGTATTGATGGTTTCTTTGTTGATTGGTTGATCAATTCAAACTTCAACGAGCATGATATTCTGTTTGTCCTTTCCGTTGGAGGGGGAAACCGAGAGAAAAATGTATCGGTCTGTATTTCCCAGGCTGTTCTTCATGCTTACTCTATTCATGCCAAGATACTTGGTATTGTAGGAAGAGATGATGGTACTACGGCTCAATATGGTGATCACGTGCTTGCTATACCACAAGCCGATGAAAAGTTAGTAACTCCGTTGTCCGAAGCTTTTCAAGCTGTGGTATGGCATTCTATGGTATCTGATCCTCGATTACAGGCTCGTCCAACAAAATGGTAAGTGCGATATTCAGGATTGATATTCTTCAAGAGACATTAAATAAACTTGGTGAACGCATTTGGCGTTTGGATCAAGATTTGCGTAAGTTTGAGTATTTTAGGGATCGATATACCAAGAACGTATATGGTCCTATAAAATTTTATGATGAGTGGATTCTTTTCAATACCATAAGAAGTTATGAATATAGGATTTTTGCCCGTGATGAATAAAGCAGTGTATCTTGATAGAGATGGTGTTATTAATCCTTTAATTCATCGGGGACCCCGAGGTTGGACACCCCCTTGGAATGTTCATGAGTTTTCTATATACCCATGGGTAAAGGAAGCAATCAAATCTTTAAAGAATGATGGCTTTATGGTATTTGTGGTATCTAATCAACCGGACGTGTATTCACACGAAATGCCCTGGACGATGACCGGAACGATCAATCAGATTTTGCTTGACAATCTGGCGATTGATGATATAATGACCTGTCATCAGCGTGGGAATTATAACTACAAGCCTAACCCAGGCATGTTAATTTCACTCCGGGACACCTATATTATCGACATGAGCGAATCATGGATGGTAGGTGATACTTGGAAAGACGCTGTTGCTGCACATATAGCTCATGTTCGTTATATACATCTCGGGGACGAAGACCCTGTTTCGTCTAGTGTGTTTGCTAAGGTACCAACTCTTAAAGAAGCTGTTCCTATTATATTAGACCCTGAGGCATTATGATGGCACCTAGACCATGGGAACCTGTTGGAAGATATTACCTACTTGAATGGTGGGAAGATAATGTTACAGATTTAATGGGTGCGTTAGCACAATTATATAGTGTGGATATCTATGGTACTAATGCTCGTTTAATACGTTTTGCTACTCAAAGATGGAATTTCATGCAATCAATAAAAGAACGAATCTCACGTTTACAAGATCAAATATATCGAAGAGGATAAAAATGAAAAACATTCGTTTGTTCGCCGATACAGCGTCGATGACTGATATTAAGGAAATGGTAGCTAATGACTTGGTGGAAGGATATACTACTAATCCTACGCTCATGCGTCGAGCGGGAATTAAGGATTATAAGGGATTTGTCACCGAAGTCTTGGATTACCTAGCGGAACATCATCCCGATGGATGTATCTCTTTTGAGGTATTTTCGTCGGATGAAATGGAGATGGTTTATGAGGCTCGGGAGTTGAAAAAACTCAACTATCATAACTATAATATGTATGTCAAGGTGCCTTATCTCAATATCGATGGACGCCCTAATGAGCAAGTTATTCGTAATCTGCTCAAAGAGGATATTTCAGTCAACGTAACAGCAGTTTTTAATCAGATACAGGCTATCCATTCTATTCAGATGTTAGCCGACGATAATAATGATCATATTATATCGATCTTTGCTGGTAGAATTAATGATACTGGATATCCGGCTGAAAAAATTGTAGCCTATATTATAGCTATTCCAACTCAGAATGTAGAAATCCTTTGGGCATCCCCTCGTCAGGTTTTTGATTATGTTTTGGCAGATAGTGTAGGGTGTCATATTATCACCATGACCCCCGATTTAATAAGGAAGATACCGGGAATTGGTACGCCTCTGAAACTGGCAGCATTGAATACATCGCGTCAGTTTTATGATGACGCAAAAGCTTGTGGTTATAAACTTTGGGAGAATGAAGATGGGGTTTGATGAAAATGAGATCAGTGCCAAGGCATATGGTGGAACTGAGATAGCGAAGAGACTGCTGGCAAATACTCTTGATAAAGAATTGCTATCTCATTTCCAAATTATTCCATCGCGCATTCGGGAATTGAAAGAGGATAAGATTCGTATCCTGTTTCTAAATGACCTTGCGGGCGATCCTGAAGTTGCTCAGTTGAAGGACCATAACTATCGAAACAAGTTTCATAAATTTGTGTTTATTTCAAATTGGCAATATCAACAGTTTCAGACAATTCTGAATTTACCATATGATCACAAGTCTATTGTGATTGAAAGTGGTATTGCTCCTTCTAGTGCTAAGTTCGAAAATAAACCAACCGATAAGATTAATCTGGTTTATACTTCTACCCCTCAACGAGGGTTGAATATCCTGGCGGCTGTGTTCAATGAATTGTGTAAGAGGTATGATAACCTACATCTAGACGTGTTTTCGTCATTCAAGATTTATGGATGGGAAGAACAGGATAAGGCATTTGAGCCTTTATACCAGCAAATCCGTGATAATCCTAATGCGACTTATCATGGCTTTGTCCCCCATGATGAACTTTTGAAGCATGTTGCAGAACAGTCGCATATCTTTGCTTATCCGAGTGTTTGGCAGGAAACTTCTTGTCGGGCTATGTTAGAAGCCATGGCTTCGCAGTGTGTTTGTGTACATCCAAATTTCGCTGGTTTGCCTGATACGTCGGGAAGTTTGAACCTTATGTATGCAGGTGATCAAGATATGCAAGTTCATGCTAACTTGTTTATGAGCAGCGTTGAACAGGCTATCAAGATGATCAATGATCGAGAAAATGTTGACAAGCTTCAACAGCGTTTGCAATATGTTCAAAACTATATCAATGGACGTTTTAATATAGCCAACGTATCTCGGACCTGGGATAATCTTTTGAGAGGATTGCTTCAGACTATGCCTGATCCAAATTCTCGACGCTTCCCCGGTGATATGTTTTCGTATAAATTCTGATGAAACATTTGGTTAAAGAAGATATTGAGTATATTGCATATAATACACGAAGGGCAACGTATGATTGTCTTCCGTGGTTGAAACCTGCGATTGGTACTTTGAGTAAATTGGGATTTTTAGAAAACATTCAGGCTGTTCGTCTGAAAGGAATGATGTGGATATTTAATGATGGCTCATGGATGGATAAGTAATTTGATATTAAATGCTTGTGTGTACACACTTGAAGCAGAACTATGGAGCCGTCAACATAAGTATAGTTTTTATGAGATGTATGACATATTCAATAATAATCAACATATGGAAAATCACTTTGAGTTGGAAGATCAAATAGAGGCTTTATCAAATAAGATTTGGAGAAAAGATGGGAAACCGATACGGAAGAAATCAGAAAAGAAAGCATCGTGAGATTATCCAAAGATTGCTTGAGCAAACGATTAAGCTGAGTAATGAAAATGTTCAGCTTAAGAATGAGGTTGAATATTTTCTAAGGATGGATCGTGAAATTGCTCAGACATTAGGTACCGCAACGGCATTTCGTTTGGTGACTGATAAAATTCGAACGTCAAATACAGAACCGGAGCAAATGCATCTGAATATGTTTAATCGTCCGATGTATGCTTATACTGATGGTACTGGACAACTGTTACAAGAGATTCAAACGACTAAGCATCATTTGAAGAAACTGTTTACTCATATTCAAGCTGATCCACAAAAGTATGGATCGTACATTAAGGTACTTGTAGGTAACGAAACCAAGGCAGCTATTTTTGTTGATAATGATTATCTGTTTCGTAGTGGTTTGACGCCTCGGGATATCGAGTATCTTTCAAAACATTTGGCTGAAGAGCTAGGTACTTTTATTAATCAACACTACCAGACAGAACGGGATATTAATCATGTTAATCGTCAAAACTCCCCTGAGGGTGCCCTTCTTCTCCGGTAGTTCCGACCATCCTGCCTTTGTTCAAACAGAGGGGGGAATGGCATTTTCAGCGACTATTGATAAGTATGTCTATGTGATTATTCATAGTAATGTTGAAAATCAATTTAGATTTACTCATGATACTATACAAGTAGGTCATGATGTAACTCAGATTAAACATACAATTACCGAGAAATCATTTGAAGCAATTAATTCTCGAATTCATGATTATAATCGTATAAACAGAACTGAGTTCCAGGCATTACCAAAGAATAGTCTTACGATTGCTTCGTTGAATGATATCAATCAGGTTGGAACGGGTTTAGGGGCATCTTCGGCTTATACCGTTGGTTTGGTAAACGCTCTATATACCTTCTGTAGTTTCCCCCCTAATGAAACTACACTCGATAAGATGGCTGAGATGGCTTGTAAGATTGAGATTGATTATTGTAAATATCCTATTGGTGTACAGGATCAATGGGCAGCGTCGATAGGAGGAACAAACCTGTTCACATTTAATAAGGATGAAACTGTTGGTGTTGAACAGTTCCATAATATGGAACGTATGCGTCGGTTTGCTAACTCTCTTGTTTTGATCAATAGTGGGGTTCAACGTCATTATAAGGATATTGTTGAAACAGGAAAAGAAACAAAAGGTTATCTGACGCATCCTAAGTATGATAAGCTTAAGGAAGCCCAGAAAGCAAATATGCGCGAAGGTAAGATTCTAGCGAAAACAGCCTGGGATATTTTGAATTCCCGAGAAGGAAACGGCAACCTAGATTACATAGGGGAAATGCTAAATAATTCTTGGAGAAAGAAGAAGCTTACTGATAGAAAAGTTACTGACGAACAAATTGATGGTCTTTATGATCTTTGTATAGATAATGGCGCTATTGGTGGTAAACTGCTTGGGTCAGGTGGGGGAGGATATATGTTGTTTTATGTCCCTCATGACAAGCGTGATGAATTCTTAACCAAACTTCCTTTTGAATATAAGTCTCGGGTGGTCAACTTCTCTTTTACGCACGAAGGCTCAAAAATTATATATAATGATAGGAGCACTAAATAGAGAGGGTAAAGTGGAAGCGAATAATGTAATTCAATTTCCAAAAATCAACCATCGCTTGCAAGAAGTTAAAACCACTGAAGAAAACGTTAAATCTACAGTGGATGTACTGAGAAATCAGTTGATCCAAGAGGTAACAAGTTTGGTTTGCCATCCTTTGTTTGCTTCACTCGATACAGCCGGTTTTACTTTGGACACAAGTACAATGAAAGAAGGGGCTTTGATTACAGAAGCAATTAAAGCTTTCATAATGAAGTATTATGGAGTTGAACACAGCTTTCATAAGATTGCAAAAAGTATGTTTGAAGTTGATAAACATAACAATGTAAATATAGTAGGTAACTTGAAACTAAAGGAATGACTATGAAACTTGGTATATATGAAATTTTGAATGCGGTGAATACAAAAAAGACCAAAAAAGAAAGACTAGAAGAGCTACAAAAGCACACAAACAACGAGGTTCTTCAGACGCTTTTGAAGATGGCGTTTGATCCTGAGTTGAAATGGCGTTTACCTTTTGGTTCGCCTCCTTATACTCCGTCCCCTAATTTCGATCAACAGGGGATGTTGTATGGCGAAATGCGTCGTTTTTATATCTGGGCACGTATTGACGACCGGGGAGATCGTATTGCTCCTATTAAACGTGAACAGCTATGGATTGATCTTCTTGAACACCTTCACCCCGAAGATGCCAAGATTATCTGTGCTGTGAAGGATAAGAATTTACCTGATGTTTATCCTCATGTGACAAAGAAATTGGTAGCTGAAGCATGGCCAAATCTTTTACAATAAAGAGTGTCAATTATCGAACTGATAATGATATACGAGATGGAATGGTCAATAGAATAGATAATGTCTATTCTGCTGATGAACATACATATTGGGTTAAGATTATTGAGAAGTCTTATGAGGAATTTGTACGAGTGTGGAATTTAAGCACTGTTCTTCGCCCCCCTCGAATGTTAAATGAATTCATTACTATATCTCATGCTATTTTTAAGGAGAAATAATGCCAAACTATTGGGTTCGTAATAAGAAAACTGGTAAGTATGTTGCGGTGCTTTCAATGACCATCTCTGAGATGGAGACGTTCGAAAAGAAGGAATTGAAGGGTACTGATCTAGAGATAGCTGCTGGGGCTCCGGGAATCGGTTATTCGTTTCATCGTATGAAGCCTTCGGATGGTTTCAAGGATCGACTAAGAGATATCAAGAGATCACACCCAGGAAGTACAATAGACATTTAATGTATAAATGGGTTTTTCTCTATTACATCGTATTTGGGTTTATTGTTTTACATAACATATATGGTAAAGAGGTTTATGTAAATTCGGGAGAGATTATGATAATAGCCCCTCCCGATGCTATTTCCCCACGTGGTACCGGTTCTAAAGTGCTTGTACATGATACTTGGTTATACATAAGAGAAATTCCAAAAGATGTCATTAGAGCGATTAAAGATGAAACGTAAAAAGAAGAAGCGTGATATATCACGTATCAGACGTAAGATTGATAATTATATCTATGGAAAGTATTTTGATACTCTTAGTAAATATCAAGATCAAGATGATATTAGATTTCCTATGCCCTCTTGGGCTATTATGAGTTATCAAACTGAAGAATATATGAGATATATGAATGGCGAAATTTATTCATCAAAACTATGAATCGGCTGACCTCAAGAAAGAAGATACTGATCAAGGTAGGTTCTATATTACCCCTGAGGGAGATCGCTACCCTTCTGTGACTACAGTCCTATCCAAGTCTCGGGATCAAACTGGTCTTAAAAAGTGGCGAGAGGCTATTGGTAAAGAACAAGCCAATCAGATACTCAAACAGGCTCAGAATAGAGGAAACGCTGTACATTTATTAGCCGAAGAGTACATTAAGAACAATCCTAATTGGGCACGAGGGCACATGCCGTCCAATCTGGATTCCTTCAAGCAGTTCAAACTTTTGCTTGACACCAATCTCAACCTAGTGTATGGTCAGGAACTTAGACTCTACTCCACCTTACTTCAGGCGGCTGGAACTGCTGACTTGGTGTGTAGGTGGAATGGTGAAAATGCCATTGTTGACTTTAAGACAGCACGTAAAGAGAAGACCGAAGAATTTGCATTAGGATATCTGTTACAAGCTACAGCTTATTCAATAATGGTAGAAGAACGTTTTGGACTAGTCTGCCCTCGTATAGTGGTATTGCTAGCCAGAGATCACGAAAATATACCGCAGGTTTTCATCAAGGAAACCGCTGATTATCGTCAGCGAGTGACCGATATCTTCAAGAATTACACCTTGAAGACAATAAATAAAGGATGAAAACATTTAAGCAACATTCGAACGTACTTTTAGAAATGGGTCTTAGTCGAATGCGAACGCATTTCCAGAACGGTCCTGTTGGGATTGTATCTGCTTTTCAGGGCAAAGATCGAAACGAAGATGAAGATAACCATAAGAAGCTTATTGGTATGGCTCGGGAACATGGTTATGGTCCTATTCAAACTACTGGTCGTTCCCAATGGGGACCTGAAAAGTCTGTAGTTATTCCGGGTGTTTCTAAAGAACATCTAGAAAAGTTTGGAAACCATTTCAACCAACAGGCAGCTATTCATGTTACTGATGGGGGAACTAAAGCGAACCTTCATTGGTTAAAGTCATCGGATAAGCCGGGTGTTACTGAGCATCTTGGGGGTGTCCATTATAATAAGCCCAATGACCTGGGGGTTACTATTCTAAAAGGTCACGGTTTTAATACAAAGGATAAAACTTCTATTGGTGCTGAAAAGACTGATGGGGAACGTCCCACAAGATCATTTACCTTTGGGGAAGGGTATATTTTGGAAAAGATTGAAATTCCACCTTCGGGAATGCTTAGACAGGAAGCAATCCCTCTAGTATAAGGATTGTTTTTATGAATAATACCACTCCAAATACAGTACACGCTAATACCACCTCGGTATCAACTCGACATTATTCGTTTGCTCTCCCGGTAACTCTATCGGCATTTTATACGTCGATGGCTCCCGGTTATCTTCAGCAAAAGGGTATTTGGGCTGATCTACCGGTTTCGTTTCAGTGGTTGATTTATAATGCTTCTCAAAAGGGAGAGAGTGTTACAATCACTAAGGCAGAATTAGATCAAATTTCGGATGCTCATTGGCAGCATATTCAGCCATTGCTTTCGGGTATGGTGTGATGCACGATAGTAGAATTTTTAATGATTATGATCATCGAACATTTAAGATGATTGATAAAGATGTTGATCTTGCTCCATTTTCTACAGAACTATCATTAGCAGGATCGCGTCTTCGTTGGATACTTTTAGAAGTTATTGAAAAAACATCATGGTTTAGATAAATGATTATACGAGTGATATTCTTTGGGGGCTATCTAGCTTCCATCAATGATATGGCAGCATGGCAGAATTCAGCTAAACTTCAAAAGCCAGATGTTGAATTTGAAACCCACCATTGGGTATCAGGTGCATCCGCTGGTGATCCGGTCCCCCATTATCAACAGACACTTGCTGCCGCTGAATTACAAATCAAGAATACGCCTGAGAAGACATTCTATATTGTTGGTCATTCATCAGGATGCGCAGTTGCCAATGAATTGGCAAAGCGTGTTATAAAGTTGAAACATTGGTGTGTCGTTGCTTTGGATGGTTTTCGTCCGACGAATGATCTAAATCCCGATTGTTGGTCGGCGATGTGTGAAGGACACAAATCACTCAATTATGATGCTTTGAAGAGTGCTGTTCATTTCTCGGTTTATCAGGCGAAAGATGCTACCACTAAGTGGGCACTTCATTTCTCGCTTGTTAATACGAATTCAACTGATAAACTTGTCCATGATATTGTTCATGGTTATGCTAATTGTGAGGCAAATCTATGTTGGCTTCGGGAATGAGTGCTTTTGATTATGGGTTTATTGCTGATAGAATATTCAATATGGTTATGTCCCCTATTTTTACCGAATGTCTTAAACACGCACCAATGACTAATCATCGATTGTTTACTGAACAACTTGCTATGTTTACTCGAATGGAACGAACGATACAAAATGGATTTGCCAAATAAAAAGTTTCCTGTGATTTACTCAGACCCGGCGTGGTCTTTTATGACCTTTTCTAACAAAGGAAAGGGTCGATCCCCGGAGCAGCATTATCCTTGTTTGAATTTACCAGATTTGAAAGCAATTCCAGTAGGGGATATTGCTGAGAAGAATAGCGTTCTTTTGATGTGGACAATCGATACTCATATTCCTCAGGCTCTTGATTTAATGAAATGTTGGGGATTTGAATATAAGACGGTTTGTTTTTATTGGGCTAAGTTGAATAAGTCCGCCCCGGAACATGAATGGAAAGAAAAGGATTTCTTTAAAGGACTTGGTTATTATACGCGAGCTAATCCCGAGCAATGTCTTATTGGAACGCGAGGAAAAGGATTGACACGTAAAGGTAAAGATGTCCCCCGCCTGATTATATCAAAGCGTCGAGAACATTCCCGTAAACCAGATGAAGCTTATAAGCGTATCATGCGTTTGTATGATGGTCCTTATATTGAACTATTCGCTCGCCAATCTTGGCCAGAATGGGAAGTTTGGGGAAACGAAATTAATAAGTTTGAGGTAGCTGATGGCAAATGATCTTGATGGAGTTAAGATGCATTTTGATGCTAGGACTAGAAACCTAGAAAATCGATGCAAGGAACTTGAACGTCGGGTTGCTCTTCTGGAAAGAGACAACAAGACGTTGAAAGCAGAGAACAAAAAGCTAGCAAGGAAAGGACTTAAGTCCTATGTTGATGCGGTGACAAAAACCTCAATGAAGGGTTGACAGTGTTATTTTCTTCTGCTAGAGTGTCCAAAGTGAGAAAATATCAGGGGAATGTAAATGTTGAATTTAGGCAGTCCACCAAACAAGGGTTTTAATCCAAATAGTCAATGCAAGGGTTTGTTTGCGAGCGTTGTAGTCATGGAAGAACGTATCACGGCGCTTATGCGAAATGCCCTGAAGGGGGTAAAAGTTAATCCGGTATTTGAACCTCGACTGATAGCTGTTGCACGCAGAGCAATTAAGATATATGGTGCTGATGATAATGCTGTCATCAACGCTATCATCATGGCAAGGGAAGCACTTATCTCAACCGAATGTAAGGAGTGAGCTATGTCTGTGAATTACAATCCTAATTGGAAAAATGGTCTGCCCCCGGCGCCGAGTAATAAGACGCTTGTGTATCGTGATCTTTATCCTACGTCTGTGTCCCTTCCTGTAACATCCAACGATCCGCTTACGTGGTGGCTTTGTGGTGTTGGTGTCGCTTTGGCTGTGTTGGCTTTTGTTATGTGGGGCGCTCATGTGGTTGTTGGATAAGAGACTGTTTCAGTTGATTGGAATTAGACTATACAAAGGCATCAAATGGATTTTGATAGCTTTTGTTATTGCCTTTGCCGTAGTTTTCTTTTCTTCTGTATTTTATGGTTTACTATCATTGATTTTACCTGTACCAATTGCTATGATCGGTACGTGTTTTATTCTTGGTTGTATATTATTGGGATTTGCTGATAGAAGTGATGAAAGGGAGTAAATTATGCCGTATATTGAGAACAAAGATAATATTCGGGAACGTATTATGATTGGTAAACAAAAGCCTACTAATCCAGGGGAGTTGAATTATTATATGACGACCCAGATACTTAGATATCTGGCTGATCAACGAGCAATGTTCGGAAGACTTTCCTATCAGACATTGAATTATGTCTATGGAAAGCTTGATGAAATCTACGATAATGCCGACAAGATAAGTTTAGCTCTTGACAAAGAACGTTTTGTTCAAAACGTTCAATTGGTTATTCGTCGGTATATTTTAGATACTGATAATGTTTTCTCTGAAAATGGAGAACATATCATGACTGATGTACGGGGGGCAATCCGTGCTTGTCAAGCTGAATTCTATCGTCGCTTGATTGCCCCTTATGAGGATCAAAAAATAAAAGAGAACGGGGACGTTTATCCTGTTGACAACGGGGCTGTGTTGTGGTCTTCTTATGAGACAAAGACCGGGAGATAAATTATGACTGTTGGTGATATTCTACATCGTGACCAAGCATTGAAAGGCTATTCGCTTGCAGCCGTTGAGCAAATGGCAATTCATTGGTTGATGATGTCGCAGATTTTTGCGGGACGTAAGATCGATGCTATCAAGCTTCGTCGCGCTGCAACTGGTGATGGGCTGAAGGAAGCCAAGGATTACGTTGAAGAGATTGAGGCTAAACTTAAGCCTTCCACTTACGCACCGGTTAATCCTCCGTTTGCTCTTACGGAGGTTCAATATAAGGAAGTGTTGCGTCGGCTTGATAAGCTTGAGCAAGATGCTTATGATCTTTTCCAGATTGTCGGTGATCATGATAAGAAAATCCGACGTGTTAATAAGAGAGCGTTTAGAGAGTTACCGGAGCATGCACGCAATGGGGATTAATACCGTAGCTGTTCTTTTTAATGATGTGGCACATCAGATGCCTGATCGTATGTATCGGGCAGTTGTGGATTATCGTTATGAAAAGAATGAGCATTTTGGTTTGGGGACGGTGATTTCTGCTGCCCATGCCGATCACTATCAGGTTGTAGTTGTGCAAGGTAACACGGGATGGACGCTTGACAAAGCCCCTGATCTTCCGTTATACTGCCAGGATCAATTGGCGGAATGCCTTCGTCGGCACGGTTGGAGGGTTACGAAAAATGTTCGCTCGGCATCCAAAAGAATTTCTGGTCTATAATAATAAGCCCGCTTGGGGCGTCATTATAGATAATACCGATCAAGCTGTGCTCCATCTTGTGCGCTATGAAAAGGCACGCAAGGCGGATTTTCATCATGTGTATTACATCGCTCCGCAGTACCTCGAAAAAATGAGTGTTGGCGAGGCGACTTTTCTTTGGGGTGATGAACGCGGCATTTCTTCGTTTGATGTTGTTCCCCTTGCCGTGGTAAATAAGGTAAAGGAACTGTATAATAAGGAAAACTAAAATGGCTAAAAAAAAGAATAAGGGAACAGAATATGAAATCAATTTTGTTGAAATTTTAACGAAAGCAGGTTTAGCCTCGCCGGGGCATACTACGGGAGGAAATGGTACCGACGCTTATATTTGTGATTTCTTGGTTGAACTTAAGAAGAGTAAGAAAGCTCATTATCTTCAAAAGACTTTACATTGGATTAATGGTAAAGGTTGGCAATTTGCTGAACCTGAAGAGAAAACCTCTCAAGTAGAGTTTATGAAATGCTTAGAAACGTTGCCGAGTATTCTTGAATATATCAATGAAAATTGGCCAAAGCCAACAGGGAATTATGAAATTGATGTTGAACGTATTGTGAATTTAGAGGATATTCAAAAGCACGCAAAGATTACTAATGATCAAATGATGGATATGATTAGGACATTCTATTATGATAAGAGAAATACTTATCTTCATGTGGGGAGCGGTTTTGGTCTGTACCATTTTAACGATGATCATGGACATTTTCTTACACCTAGATTTGGTGGTGGCGCTGCTAAAATGAGAGCGCGTCTTAAGAAAACAAAGACACCGAAAGAGGAAGGAAAAAAAATACAGTACCACTTTCAGTTGCAGTTGGAGTTAACTTCGCTTCCAAAATCACCTATTGACTTGAACGATCCGGTTATGCTACAATCCTTCATCGATAGACACCGGGACGGCTTTATCTCGGGAAAATGGAAGATAGAACATTGGGATCGTCTTAAGCCTCTTCTTAGACTTGGCTTTATTACATCGTTACCTCCTAAACCGATAAGGAAAGACAATGAACAAGTTTCAGGCGGCTTTCGAAGCGAAGCGGGCTCGTTTAGTCACAGCCTTGCGCTCTAAGGAAACTGGCGTCATTTTGACGCTGCCGCGCCCAAAGCGTCATTATGATGTGTTTGTGTCAAACAACATCCCCCTTGAGGAAAGAACCAAGTATGATTGTGGGTTTTTCGATCCGCAGGAAAATGATTTCCTCAAGCAGGGTCGGGGTGATGGGGAGTATCCTCTTGATTCCGTTAGGGTGTTTGTGGTATGATTGAACAAAATTTTTTCGTCAAAAGACTTGGACGTATTCATGAGAAAACGACTAAAAAGCTTAAAATTTTTGTAGATTTTAAGCTTTATCCTTTTCATCCTTTTGATATGGCTAGAAATATTGATAATGTTAACCTTATGTATAATATTCAACTTCACGATCATGAATGGCAAATATTGTACGAACAGTGGTTTCAGAGGTAAAATGTTTAATTATGATCGATTCGATGAAGTGAAAAGGGTGTTGTATATTGCAACAAATATGCATTTAGGTAATCCTTATGTATATTATAAAGGTATTGATCTATCGATACCTTTATATCGAGGATGGGGAACTATCCTTAGAACAGGATTGACAAGTGTTTTGGGAGCGTTTGACGCATAACGAACAAGATCGATACTGGTCCCTCTCGCAAAGGCTTAAGAGGTATGTGACGGCTTGTCTTCAATTTCCTGGTGTTGAAAAGGCTATGATAGAGTGGTTGAAGGCTGCTCATGAAGAGCGCGAAGCAATCTGCCGACGTGAAGAGCGTAAGAGTAACCATTTTACTCATAATGTCGCCAATCACGTTCATTATGACCAAGAAACCATCCGAATGCACTTGGAGTTGGAATTGAATTTTTGCCGAGATCATATGGTTAATTCAGTGTGTACCGATGCTGAGTTAATTGAGATTGAATTACTGGCATGCAAGGGATGGGGAATATGAACCATACTGAAGTTGGGGAGATCAAAGGTAAGATCAACACTAAGGTTTTTAACCGTTATCTTAATATAGCTAAAAATGATGTTGTTGATAATTGGTGGGTTATAGCAAACGAACTTTCAAGATTTAACGGTTGTTTTACTATTAGAAATCCTCTTCAAAGAGCTATAGCTGATATGCGATATCTAGATAAACTAAATAAACCCCAGAGGTAAAAAACAAAATGATACTTCCTGAATCTTTAGTAGGTTATATTGCATCGGTCTATATTTGTCTAGCATCAGCGACCGTTTGTGATAATTCAAATGCTCTTTGGACAAATTGGGCTTATATGCGCCCTGATAATGGTATGGTCGAACTTTCGTCCCCTGAGAAATTGAAGCAGATTTGTATCGATACAATGAAAAAAAATATTCCGAAGATCAATGCTCCTTATTTTACCATGGACGGGTCGAAAGAGGGCGAGCGATTAAAAATTCGGATTGAATGCGAAAAAGGTGTTGACATCTGACCCAAGATGCAGTATAAATAAGACACTGGACGATTAGTTGATGGTTCAACTAAACACGAAACACTCGGGGGCAGTACCCGATACCTCCACCAAAAGCACATACCCTACCCAAAGGGTTGTTGACAGGGTTGGAAGGATCAACGCACAGGATGTGCTTTTGATGGGGGTAAAATAGGTTCGACTTCGTGTGGAATGGAATCGGATAGTCGGTCGGTATATAACTGTCGCATCAAACGACAACTTTGCTCGGGAACTCGCCCTCGCGGCGTAATTCCCTACGGAGTTCGGTAGCTTCCTTGGCAACAGAAAAGCTACCATTTCACCATGTGTTTAACGAAAATAGGAGTGTATACAATGAGTTTGAATTCGAATGTTCGTAAGTTTGACCCTGTAAAGGGTATGGCGTTTCAGGGCGACCTCGCCATCGTTCCGGTTCCGGCTTCCGTGAAGCTTAACACCGCCAACGAAATCCAGCCCAAGAACGGCTACCTTGTTCTTCTTGAGGGTGAGTTGACTGGTCATCACCATGCAATTCCGGTCCTTGAGCGTCCGACCACTCAGGTTGAGCCGAAGACCACCCCGAAGAAGACCAGCAAGACTGTTGAAAACCTTTTCGACCTTGCTACTCAGGCTCCGTCCACCGCCAAGATGTATCGTGATGCAAACGTCGCATCAGAGATGCAGCGCCTCGGCATCCTTACCCGTACCGACCTGATTGTCGGTGTGCTTGAGGTTTCCGAAGGTAACGGTGTTATCCTTCGCCATCACGAGCATGATGGTATCCACCTTCCGAAGGGCACTTACTACATCGGTCGTCAGGTCGAAAGTGCTTTCAATGAAGAGCGCCGGGTCGCCGACTAATAATCGGTAACCAGTATCAGGGGGCTTGATTGCCCCCTTTTTATCTCCATGTCCTTCTAACATGAGGTTTATATTATGAGCAATAAGAAATTGATTTCCCTCACCGACGAACACAAGGCACAAATCCACCCTTGGCATGAACGGTGGGTAAAGATCGCGATGCGAACCAAGCCTCAGACTGAGGATGAGCGGGAGATCATGCGTGGGGCAGTAAAGGGTTTGTATAAGGCTGCAAACTTGGAAATGCCTCGGTATATCATTTTTGGTGATTCTCCGGTTTCGTGCCAGATTACCGCTGGTGGTTCATACTATGCGATGAACACCAAAACCTCCCTCAATCTCAATATCCAAACTGATAATCCGATTATCAAGTCGGCGATCAAAACTCTGGAACAAATCATTGGACCGGAGAAGTTGGTCAAGAATGAAAAGAAGCCTGTCAAGGTTGATGATACCAAGTTGAATTGGGGTCGTCAGATGGTCATCGCTATGCTGCCGCATGGCAAGACCAAGGACGTTGATGGTCTGTGCGATGAAATCAAGGTCGCACTCAATGCTTACTCCGGTGGTAACATGTGGAGCGCAGGCGTTGACTTCATTTCCTTCTTCAGACACGTCGTTGGATTGGATATTGACTATACGGAATGGGATCATTACGAAAAGGCATCAATGTATGGCGGTTTCCGTTATATGTATGCTGACTTCTGTGTTATCTCAGACTTCCCGAAGCATATCTCCCTGGACAACGGTAACGTTGCTCATAACGATGAAGGTCCCTCGCATGCTTGGCGAGATGGCTTTGAAATCTTTAACTGGCACGGAATTTTGATTGCTCCCGAATACCAGTGGGTTATCAAGGAGCCTCAAAAGCTTACTCCGGTTATTATTGCCAACGAGCGCAACGCCGAAATGCGTCGTATCATGCTCGAAAAGTTCGGCTTTGAGAAGTATCTTGAAGCTGGTAAGGCAGAAACCATGGCGAAGGATATGGACGGCAATGGCTTTGAGCGATTGCTTTTGTCCCTCACTGTTGGGGCAGATCGTATCCGGGTGCTTCAGGTGCTCAACGGTTCCCTTGAAGCCGATGGTTCCCGTCGAAAGTTCCATATCGGAGCAATGCCGGGCACTAACCCCCACGAGTGTGTGGCGGCATCTTACGGTATTAGCCCTTCGAAGTACAAGGAAGAGGTTCGTACTTAATAAAAGCCTCGGGCTTACGAATTAAAAAGGGGGGCTTAATTGCCCCCCTTTGGTTAGGAGCAGGGATATGAACGCTATTATAACCAAAATGAACAATCTTTATCATCGTGCCTACCATATGGTATTTCTTAGAACTAACATTGAAGAAAGAAAATATGTAACAGGCGAATTTATGCCCTTACGTGCTCCTTATGTAACTTTGTGTAATATGTGTCAAATTGAGGCTGACCGTTGTATAGCAAAGGCATTCAAATGAAGCTAATGAATAGATATTATGATTTAGATGAAACGCTACGTCATAAAACTCTTACGGCACAATGTGAATTAAAGGATGTATCGGTTCAATCAGGTATAGTTCCATTACGGAGATGGGGAATTGTCTTAAAACAGGATATGCTTTTGGCAATTATAAAGGAAAGTGACCGGGCATTCATATGATTGATATCAAAATAAAGTCTGAAACTTTTACCACCGACGTTGAAAAAATTGTCGCAGGCGGTAGTAAATATTTGGATGCTATTTTACGTTGGGCTGATGAAAAGGGGGTGGAAATGGAGTATATCTCATCCCTTATTGATGAGAATCCAGCTATTAGGCTTAAGCTTCAGAGGGAAGCTGAAGACCTACACTTCCTAAAGAAGGCTCGAAGGGTCCGAATCTAAATATCCTCAGGTAAATCCAAACTTGAGGTAACCAGTGAGGATTGTATTTGAGGGAAAGCCAAAGAAAATCAGTTTAAAGAAATGTCGGCAAGCCCTGCACTTCTTTGCTTCGATATTATTTCCTCGTCGGATCAATACTCGGCTACCTCTGGTTGTAAAGTTTATACCCGGCTACCTTAAGAAAGAAGATTGTAAAGGAGCTACCGATTGGGTGGAAGCAGATGCCCCCTTGTTTTCTTTCGAATTAGATGATAATCTATCGTCTCGGGAAACCCTGAAGGTTATCGCTCACGAGTTAGTTCATGTTAAACAGATGCGCCTAGGGGAATTGGTCGAGACTAATCATGCATCGAAGTTCCTTTATAAGAACAAATCGTTTGATATCGCCAAGATTGATTATTGGGACTTGCCTCATGAGATAGAGGCATATGGTAGAGAAGTAGGTTTATATACTCGTTATCATGATATCGTTGTGAAAAAGAGAAAGAAATGAACCCTCTTAGATTTTATAGACGTGATACTGGTAGATGGTACCAGATACAATTATACTTTCAAACTCATTTCATGACAGATGGGTGGCTATCCGATGTGGTTTATAATTATGCTGCCAGGGTGTTGACTAAAAGACTTGTTGGACTTGACCCCCCTCGTCATTATACTATAGGTATGTTAAAACTAATGAGTGAGAGTATCTACAATGAAACATCCTCTTAACCTTAGAATTTTTACTGAACGTCCTAGTATCGGTCTTGTATATAGAAGTGCTTATCTTTATCATGAATGGATGACGCAAAGTGTTTATTATGAAGTAAATAATATTCTCCGTAGAAGAGAATGGTTATTCGATATATATGACCAACTTAGAACGATAAACAGGCATCTTTATGCACGCTGATGAAGCGTTGAATCTTTACATTGCCCTGAAACTTCATTTCTCATCAATGTCATATGACTATGATAGATTTGGGGGTGAGATTAAAAATCCAGTGTCGGTTGAATGTCGTCCCGACAAGCTGAATTTTATGAAGCTGGCGAAAAAGAAAGACGTGTTCGGGCGGCTGGTATCCAACCTGATCGTAAATCCGCGTGCACATATTTCCTCGATAATCGGCAAAGAAGGAGAGGATATCTATTTCGCTTGGAAGCGCCGGCATGAAAGTTTGAAGTATCATATCAAAGAAGAAATGGAGAAACTGAAGGAAATCTTCCCCGAAGGTTTTAAGGTTGTGCAGCATCAACACCCCGAAGCCTTTAAGATGTATATTCGAAAGGATGTGTCTATTGAAGCTTTAGCGATCCTGAACAATTTTACTAATATGTTTCGAGCATGGGATAGAGATTTGAGAGATGATCCAGTGTGGGTAAACATGCGTATTCCACTTCTGAAATATGGGAAATGGTTACATTATGATCGACAGGAAATGAGTAAGATTGTGAAGGAAGCTTTGTTATGAGGGGGATAGACAAGAGAGAGTATGAATTTATGCAGGGATGGATGGCTCGTACTCAACGATACTATCCATATATGACCAGTTATGCTTTGTGGGAGGGACCACGGAACGGTGATCCTCTGATCGTTTTCCACCCCCACCCGCCGTTGCGCATCCAAACCTACATGGACCAGATTTTCGAAAAAAACCCTTGACAGGACAAGGGGTTAGCTGTATACTCCCTAAATAGTGAGGGTTCGGACAAACCGATCCCACTGTATACAACGTAAAAAACGAAAAGGGAGAATACAATGACTTTTGCTAATCTAAAGAAGAATGCTAAAACATCTATTGAGACGATCAATAAAAAAGTTCAAGAGATGAACAAGTTCCAGAGCGATGATCGCTTTTGGCAACTGACAACCGACAAGGCTGGTACAGGCGAAGCCACAATTCGCTTCCTTCCCACAAAAGACGCTGCGGCAAATGATGATGACATTCCATTCGTTCGTGTTTGGGACCATGGTTTTAAGGGTCCAGGCGGATGGTATATTGAAAAGTCGCTAACTACACTAGGTCCCGACACTCCTGATCCGGTGGCAGAATATAACAGCGCACTTTGGGCAACGGACGAAAAGGCTAAGAAAGATATCGTTTCTGGTACACCGAATAATCCCGGTACAAAGCGACGACTTCATTACGTTTCCAACATTCTTGTTGTGAACGATCCTGAAAATCCTTCGAACAACGGTAAGGTTATGTTGTTCAAGTATGGAAAGAAGATTTTTGAGAAGTTGAATTCGGCAATGAACCCGAAGTTTGCTACTCAGAAGGCAATCAATCCATTTGATATGTGGAGCGGTGTTAATCTAATCCTTCGTGCTCATAAGGAAGATGGTCAGCGCGTTTATTCACAGTCAGAATTTGAAGCTGCATCACCGATTGCATCTACTGATAAGGAAATTGAAAAGATTTGGGGTAACACTTATTCCCTTAAGGAATTTGTTGACGCCAAGAATTTCAAGTCTTATGATGAACTTAAGGCACGTCTTGAACGTGTTTTGAAAAAGCCGGTAGCAGGTGCTACCTCTTCAGTTGAAGAACAGTCTCCGGTGAGACAGTCAACTGAGGGTCGCTCAAAGCCGGAACCGACCCAACAGGCAGAAACGCCACCTTGGGATGGTGAAGGTGACGAAGATGATGAACTAGCTGAATTTCGTAAGCTAGCTCAGTAACTTAGTGCCCTCGTGGTACGACCCTCCGACAAGCAGCGTCTTTCGGAGGGTTTTTTCTTGTTGACAATCCCTCCGAGATCGCTTATATTGGCTCTACGTGGTAGATACAAAGGACAAGATGATGAAAAAGGTGATTGTTATCATGGCTTTGCTGGCGTCTACGTCAGCCTATGCTCATGGTCCCGGTGGTTTCGGCGGCTTCCATGGTGGAGGCGGCGGAGGTTTTGGAGGTTTTCATGGTGGAGGCTTTGGTGGTTTTCATCTCGGTGGTGGTTTTGGAGGTTTCCATCCTGGCGGCGGTTTTCACCCTGGCGCGTGGAGTGGATGGAATCGCCCAGGTTGGGGAGGATGGCGCGGACCTGTAATCGGTGGTAGTTGGGGGCGTCCGTGGGGCGTTCCGTGGTCGGCTATTCCTTCCGCACCGGTTTATTCGTCCCCGCCTCCGGTTTATTATGATCCCCCGCCTCCCCCGCCTCCGGTTTATTATAATCCGCCGCCGCAGTACTATGCGCCGCCCCCGCCCCCTCCTTACTATAACGAGGGTCCGGGATTGTCTGATATTGGACCGGTGGTCGTTGATATTGTGAACGGGATTCTTGGTCCGATCCTGCAACAGTTTTTTGCACAGCCTCAATATGCGCCGCCTCCACCCCCTCCGGTGTATGAGCCGCCCCCGCCCCCTGTTTATGCGCCCCCGCGTATAAATCCGTCTTATACGCGACCGCGTGTAGAAGCACCACCCCCGGCACGTCCCTCGGCGCCGCGCCCCCCTCGTGCACCTGCCCCGATTGAACCGTTGGTACAGAACGGTGTGATGAACGGGACAGTGACTTGTAAAACAAGTGATGGAGCAACCGTTGCAATTGAACTTGCAATGACTGCTAAGACGCATCAACTTACCAAGTTTCACGTGACGTTTACACTTGCAAACGGGGACTTTAAAGATCGGACTGATCAGTACAATAATATCAAGCTGCATAATGATAAGAACACGTTGTATTGGGAAGGTGATCGTGCTCATATGCATATGATCGGCACGTTTGCCCAGGATGGCACTTACAACGAAGTTCTTATTGATGATGGTAAGCGTAAGATCATCACGAATAATGCCCGTTGTTCGGAACCAACAATGCAATGACACATGGAGATGTACATAAAGCGATAATGAATGCCACTATTGACAAAATATGGCGTTTCCAAAATCAATTACCGGCTAATACAAAACTTAGTGAACTTCTTCGACGAGAAGTACAACGTACACCAACGTTTATGAATATTATTTTGCGAGATGCTAATATGGTTTCTAATATCGCAAGGGATATATTTAATGAAGACTGACCATGAAAAACCACATCAAGCAATTCAAAATCATTTTAATACAAGTGAACGAGAATTGAAACGTTTAATACATTATTATTGTATGCCTAGTAAGTCAGATTTTTCTGAGTATGATGATACTCGACTTACTGACCAGAGAAATTGGGTTCACAACGGTTTGTTTATTTCTAATTATTCTGCGTTTAAAGAAACTCGCTGGTGGATACTTTTTCCTTGGCAGGACACGTTTGTGAATTTAGCTTTGGCTGTTCTCACCGGAGCTATTCTTTGTATTGTAATAGTGATTATGAGTGTAGGGGTGGTAGGGTTTGTGGGTTGGGTACTCAGTCTTCATGGATGGGTATTTGCTTTAGTAGTTATTCCTATTATTTTACTTTTTACCTTTATAGGTGGAATAGTATCACAATGAAGGATATAATTATTGGTGTATTTGTTCTGGTTGTGGTGGCGGGGATTCTGACGCATCGGAAGAAAGTTGCATGTACAACCTCTTTTCCATGGTGCGTCCATATGCATAAATCCCCAGAATTGCCCCGAATGCAAGGTGAAATAATCCCCCTCCCTGAAGGGTTAAAGGTACCCATTGAACAAGGGGAGTTATATGTTCGTAAGCATGGAATAGAGCATTTAAGATAGGGAATACAACAAAGTCAAAGGTACAGATAATAGCATAGAGCCAAGCCATTGTTGGTCGCCATGCATACATGTACCAATGTTCGTAATCTTCATCGCTTTGTATTTTGGGACCAATTCGGAAGAGGCTCATAAATATATTTATGGCTAGATAAATGAGTTTAATTGATCTTACAGGAAGGACTTTTGGGAATTGGATTGTTTTACGTAAAGGTAAAACGAAAAATCATGCTCATTGGATATGTAAATGTTCGTGTGGTGATGAGTATGAAGTAAGGAGTGATCATTTAAGAACGGGGAAATCAACTCAATGCACAAATTGTGCAATTCCCAAACATGGTATGTATGGAACTAGAACATATAAATCATGGTCTTCTATGATTGGTCGGTGTTTTAATGAAAATCATATTCGATATGAAGATTGGGGTGGGAGGGGAATTACTGTTTGTGATGAATGGTTAGACTTCAAGAATTTTTTTAAAGATATGGGGGTTCGTCCTGAAGGAATGTCATTGGATCGTAAAGATAATGATTTAGGTTATTATAAAGACAATTGTAAATGGTCAACCCCCAAAGAACAAGCAAAAAATAGAAGAAACAGATATGGCTCTTAAATTTACTGATTTACTAGATACCATCAAGGCAGTTGCCTCATCGAGATTAGGAGCCATTTCAAACCAAGGCATGAATTGGATGCTCGAAAAGGTCGGGGAGTTAAGGCGAGCAGCCCTAGAAGCAACCTCTGACACTCGTTACACGCCATCACCTGAGAAGATCATAGACGAATTATCGACGGCAGTAAAAGACGATGATCTACTTAAAGGGGTCAAACAGGATCATCCCCTTAAGAAGGCATCGATGTTTAAGATCGGGGACCTGATTTTATTTCAATACGATGCCAAGTTGAAAGACAAGCTGCCCTATTGGGATCGTTTCCCGGTTGTGTTTCCGATCAACTTCTATAAGGATGGGTTCCTAGGGATTAACCTTCACTACCTGCCCCCTTTGTATCGGGCGCAATTGATGGATGCTCTCTATAACATACGTAACAATCAGAATATGGATGAAACAACGGTATTGAATGTCTCATATGAAATCCTTAAAGGTGCTTCTCAATTCAAATCCTTTAAGCCATGTGTCAAAAGATATCTGTATCATCATATTACTTCGCATTGGCTTATTATTGCTCCTGAAGCTTGGGAGCCTGTTTTGTTTTTACCGATAGCTAGATTTCAAAAAGCAAATCAGCAACGTGTTTGGGATGATTCTTTGAAGAGGATACAGTGATGATTGGTGGATATATGATTGGTCCTAGACGTGTTCGTTATAATCCTGACGAAGAAGAGAGATTTGATGAGTGTATACTTGAGTATTACAAAGTACGAACTGATCATACGTATGTAAGTACTGATTCTTATATAACCGGGACGCTTTTAGAATTGTATGAAGATCAAGTTCCAAAAGTCCAAATACAAAACCTTAAATTATGGAATCGTTGGCCAATATGGAACTCATTCCGAATTCTAAGTTATTGGATGCTTAAAAATAATATCGATCCGTTATTTGTAACGAATAAGAATACGTATTTTGAAAGACTTAAATCGTGGATTTTGACCCTAAATAAGGAACAATGAGTGGCATTACTGGTTCCGATAGTCTTGTAGGGTTTAACATTGAGACGTTTAGAGGGTATCTCAATAACGTTCAAGGTGTTCTAAAGCCTTCGAAGTTTATGATATATCTTACTCCCCCAGCGGCAATTGATCAAGGACCATTAACATCCTTTGGTCGGCAAGGGGCACAAGGTGTTCAATTTGCTTGTTCGGCTGCAATGCTTCCAGGCATGGAAGCTATTACATTCGACGCTCGACGTTATGGTTATGGAGCTATCCAAAAGCTTCCGTGGGCACCGGGATTTGGTCCCTGTCCTATGCAGATTATTACGGATGCTGCCGGTTTGGAGTGGTCATTCTTTAGACTATGGCTTTCGAAACTTGTTTCGTTTGATATGTCGCGAGGGATCAATAATCCTAATCCAGCCGGATATTACCCTTACGAGGTAGGATACCTACCTGATTTTGCCGTGAATGTTTCAGTCATTCAGTTTAACGACACCGGTCAAGAAGTTTTGGAAGTGACTTTACGTAATGCCTACCCTATTGGTTTGGGAGAAGTGAAGCTTGATTGGGGTGAAAACAATGCCGGTCGGTTTAACGTATTCTTTCATTTCCAAGATTGGAAGCAAGAGGACTTGACTATACAACAGCAATTTGGATTGGACCCTGAACAGGACTGACGCACTATATTTGATAAATACTTTATGGAAAAATATGGATTTGTGTACCTTTGGTACGATAGGAAACATAAGAGATACTACGTTGGATCACATTGGGGGTCTGAAGATGATGGATACATTTGTTCATCAAATTGGATGCGTGATGCATATCGAAGACGCCGGGAGGATTTTAAACGACGAATTCTTTCTCGTGTTAATACAACACGACAAGAACTTTTAGATGAAGAACATAAATGGTTAAACCTTATAAAAATTGAGGAATTAGGAAAACGATATTATAATCTTCGTACATGGCATCAAGGACATTGGACAACAATTGAAAATACATTATCAATAAGGGAAAAAATTTCAAAAGCTAACAAAGGACGAAAGTTACTTCCGCGTTCAGATGAGTATAAGAAGAAAATTTCAAAAGCTAACAAAGGACGAAAACAAACTCCTGAAGCAATTGAAATTAATCGTCAAGCACAACTTAAATCGTATGAGAATGGACGCGTTGCTTTTATGAAAGGAAAAACATACGAAGAATTAGGTTATATTCATCCAATGCTTGGAAGAAAACATACCGAAGAAAGTAAACAGAAAATTAAAGAAGCCCGTGCTAAACAACCCCCTCCCCGATTAGGAAAAAAGAAAAATTATGCGTTATTTTGAGATATATAATCAAAAAATAGAGAACATCAAGAAATCTTTGTATAGGGAGACTTGGCGGTTAACCGCTACCAATCCCTTTTTTGTTTTCCACAACCCCCAAAATCTTCCAAATTTAGATTCATATTTAAGGAGATATCATGACACTACCTACAATCGCAGTTTCGACATTCGAAGTGACGTTGCCTTCAAACCAAAAGAAACTCAAGCTTCGTTCCATGCTTACTAAGGAGGAAAAGGTTCTCCTTATTGCAAAGGAATCCCGTGACCTCAATGACGTTATGGTCGCTGTGACTGATGTTATTCAAGCTTGTATTCAAGAGCCAAAGGATACTAAGGTAACAGACTGGCCAATCTTTGACGTGGAATATGCATTTGTTCGTTTGCGATCAATGTCCGTTTCACCGACGATTGATTGGGGATTGGTCGATCAAACCAATCAAAAGGAACATAAGTTCAAGATCGATTTGAACGATGTCAAGGTCGTTGGACTTGAAGGACGAGAAGCCCCGTTTGTTATTAATGTCGGTAACGGTATTAAGTTTACCCTGGATTATCCTAAGGTAGCATTGCATGGTGATAAGAAGTTTCTTGATTTACGAGGGGAACGATCTTTCAACGCGATGCTCGCCAAGTCGCTGGTATCGATTTCACAAAACGAGATAACGACCAAGGCAAAGGATATTAAGCCCGACGAGCTAGAGGCTTGGGTTGACACCCTTCCTATTCAAGCATATAATGATGCCCGTGAATTCTTTCGTGACCTTCCCCATATCGAGTGGACAACTGAGTATACCGATGGGAATGGTGAAAAGGTTCCGGTGAGGTTGAGTACGCTCAATGATTTTTTTATGTTTGTCTGAGCCACAATAACCTTATAAACTACCTGCGTCTCAATCTTAATTTGATGCATCATCATAAATGGAGTTTGTCTGATATAGAAAACATGACGCCATGGGAGCGTGATTTCTATGTTGACTTGATCCATGAACAGATGAAAGAATCTGAAGAAAAGAGCATTCAAGATGAGTTCAACAGTTTCTTATCGTAAGGCAAAGTCTTTCATTTACAATTGGTTATATTTGCAGTTCTTCGCACCGTTGAAAGATTTGAAAGATGATTATAATGAAGTTTTGACTATGCCGACTGGATTGCCCAATCATCATCTTGGTTTACATCGTTATATGCAATTTACTATGATTAGTGTAATGGGGAAATAATGACATATAAGTATACCAAATATCCTAATCCGAATAAAAATACCAAAATTTGGGATTATACCTATTTAAAGATGTTGGGTGAAATGAGCCATCAATATATGCATGCATATCCTGATTGGGACCCCCTTGTTAATCCTTTAAGTATTATCACTTTACAGGGTGCTGTTAGTAGTGTGATGAGGAAATAACAATGGAATGTTATGGTCTTAATAAAAATATCCAAATTTGGGGTGTTACCTATCGAGCATTCTACCTAAAAGTCAGTGGAGCTATATATAATAGGTATGAGAAACTCTTTCCTTGGGTTTATCCTTCTGTTTCATTAGATTATGATACTTTATCAGAAGCTATTAATAGTGTATTCAAACATTAACAAATGTTAAGAATCAGTTCCACCCGCCCCTCATACATCGGCACGTTGTTGATGATAAGTTGTTATCATTGTGGATTTCATGAGTTAAGTCCGCGACTAGATAAGGACCGGTCAATTCAGAATCCTCATAGTTTCCGCCGCTTTCGTCTAAACCAGCCGGGCTAAGGATATTTAAATTGATACCAGCCCCCACAGTTACACTTAACCCCCCTTGAATTGGAAACTTAGCATAGACTGACGGAGTACACGAAACGATTGCTCTAAACAACGCCTCGATATCAGTACGTCTAACAAATTGAGCAGGTATCTTATCAGTATCAACGACTAGGAATTGTTGTTGCCCACCATTTCCTCCATAAGCAATCTGTTGTGCTTGTTGATTATATTGACCATCTGTGGTCGGAATAGGAACAGGGGATGGAGGGATATCATAAATCAATTTGTTACTCTTCTTATCAAGCACTCGATATTCCTGTTTTAGTGCCATAAGAGTTTCAGATATAGATAGACGGTTACCTTGTTGTTCTTCGCCTGGAATGGATGTGGTATAATCAATAATTTGGTTGGTATTGAGTATCATATTTTCCCAAGCAAAACCGGGAGTTACACTTTGATAGAAGGATGGTCCCCCACCCGACGCCTGTTGAAACATATATTCAGCGGGGGCTAATACACATCCTGAATTATTTCTGTAATAACATGTAACTCCACTCTGATATTGAGCAAATGTTAGTATTTTTCGAAATTCGTCAATAGCTTTGAAAGGCTTTAGTTTATCAACCACATAAGGATTGACCGGAAACAGTAAGCCATTGGATGCTACAGGAATGGATAATCCCCCTCCTACACCTTCGGAATGAATTTGTGATATAGCATCGGTGGCAGTGATTTGTTGAAACGATTTGGATATAATATTGGAGCGTTCGGTATAATATTCAGGACCGATCACTTGTAGTTCATACGCGAGTGTACGTGCGTTTTCAGAAAGATTTTCTTTCGTAAGGGAGTGTAACGCGCCAGAGCCCGAATAACCTCCACCCCCGGAAGCAGAAATAGAAAAAGAGACAGGTTCGCCGCCTCGCAAACCAAGTCGATCAACCAATTTACTGTTGTCAAGAATAAGTGCTCTTGCTGTAATATACGGTTTACAGACCGATTCGAAGATTTCCAGTTTGTTGACATAGGCTGCTATATCCACTCCGTTGATTACAAACGAGTTAACACCAGCGTATCCTACTTGGGTTGCATTTGTCTGAATCATATTAGTTATCGTTCAGTAGTTTCTCCAAAGCATTGGCTGTCGGGGTTTTATATGGATCGTTAAGAACTAGAAGGCTCTTACGACTTTCATTAATACCACGTTCCATTTCATAGTACGTAATGTTTTGCCAGTAAACCAATTCATCGATTGGAATGGATTGTTGAAGTAACAATAAATCAGTAATAAGAACTCCATTGGGATCGATAAAACCAGCATTGGCAGTCCAGAGTTGAACAGTATCACCAACGTCAAACTCATTAAGAATTTGAGCAACAGTCATTGTAGTTGAATTAATGATTGATGTAACTATACCAGTTCCCACAACAGATAAATCACTATTAGCTGCTTGCACAAGAGTATTTGAAACAAACTGAGCGGTATTGGTTACTTGCACTTCGTATAGTACATTCAAGTTCGTGAACCAATCGGTAGGGTTTCTCTTATAACCAATGATAGAAGTAGGACCCCAGATAGGAATGAAGTATTTCTTTTGGTTTATAGGCAATCGATTATAATAGTTGGGGGCGTAAGTTAAGTCGTCGTCTGACCAATTGGTTTGCCAGTAGGCTGTCATCGATTGAGCTAATTCAAATGATCCATACTTATCGACAATGAACTCGTTAAACTCTTCTTGTCTCAAAAACCACCCATAGTATGGGTCAACAATCCCATTGGCGAGATACAATAACCAATCCCAATGAGAATCCCCATAATAGTTATATGATAACACATCTGACCGTTGATAATCAGGTACGTCATAACCATAGAAAGCATTAGGGCTTTGACGAATATGATCAGCAATAACCACTCGCCTAGAGATATCTCGGATGTTTGTATTCCCATATAGAATAACAGGGAAGTTTTCAAAGTAATTTGTTGCCATTAGGCACCTTTCGCAATAGCTACTGCATTATCCAAATCAGTATTAGTAACAAAGTCACCTTTACGCCAGTATTCGATTTCAACAAACTGAGCATGAATAATAACTGAAACAGGGGCATTTTGAGGGGTCGAGGCTCCCGCAGTTGTATCAGGATCGGCACGATGAAACGATGGAGCATGACCACCTGCATAATCAACAAGGAAATTGGTTAAAACAGCAGGCTTGAACTTGAAGATATAGTCATCATTAGGATTGAATTTGATCAACCAAACTGAAGGGAATTCCCAATATAAACCACCCGGAATATTAATACCAGTGTTAAGAACATTTTGTACACCAGCACCAGCAGCCGGTGCCATATTATTGTTAATATACTGAATAATTTTTCGGATTTGTTCAGCCTCTTTAGGAGTATTACAAGCAAGAGTCCAAGTTAGTTGGTGTTGTTTATATTCGGGTGATTCAAATAGAATAGTAATGAATTGGTTTGGAGCCACACCTCCAAATGCACGTAATGCTGTTAAACCAGCTTGTGCTAATCCTCCCGCAGCAACACCGGTACCAACAGCACCAAAAGTATGAGAGATGGCATTAACAGATTGAGCAAGGCTGCGACCTAACGCAGAACCAGCTAGACCGGCAAGAATTTTACCACCGGAATCAAAAAATTCAGCAAGTAAGTTAGCTTGGTTCCAACGAACACCATGGGCATCGATTAATTGATCAGGTAATGGTAAAAATATCTGTCCGTCAGTATTTTGAAGAACAACAGAATTAGCTTGCTGACCCCAATCAATAGCTGCAAGGGAAGTATAATACTTTGGTAAATCCTCAGGAAACTGCATTTGTTGAATTGTCGTAGTAGCAGCCTGGGATGCTTGGACTACCGGAGCAACGGGCACCGTGCCTGCAAAAACAGAAGGAATAAAAACTTGGGGATTAGTGGTAACACTAGAAGCGAGATCAGCCATCGATTATTTAGTCCTATATCCTAGAGCAGTTTCCCCCCATATTTCGAATTTAATACCCCGTTTTTTACACCAATCCTTGGCAGCTTCCCATTTTTTCATGTTTTTGGCATATTCAAAGGTTTCTTTCAGACTTCTTTTGGTCATCTGACCTTTCTTGGTTAACTGTGTGGTAGGAGGAACTTGCTGGTATTCAGGCTTAATCTCTATGAGATACTGTGAACCATCCTTCTTTTTGTACCAGAGGTCTGGAAAGTAACGGTGGACTTTGTTATCTAGGGGGGAGACATAGGGTATAATGATTTCCTCTGATGACCATTGCACCACGTCGGGATCATGATCGAGTTTCATCATAACGTTAAACTCCCAACCTGATCGATATACGATATTCGTAGGGTTACCTTTATATTTGCTCTTATTTTTGGGCTTAAAGATACCTTTTCTGGTCATATATATTATTTAGAACTAAATATTTGATGGCTAATACAACTTCTTCAGCAACAACCACTGGCGCAGCCAAAGGATCGACGTTTAAAGCTTATGCTGGCAATTTGATTGGCGGTATTGTTGAAGGTGCAGCACGTGGTTTAGGTGTGTCTGATGGGGGAATAGGACAAGCTATTAAGACAGCAACGACGCCTCGTGTTTCCTATGTGTCTAGTCCAAGTGGCACCCAAACTCCAATGCCATCTTCAATGAGGATGATGGTGCAAGAACAACTTAAATTACCACCGCCCGAAGAAATTGAACAAGCCACACGTGATTTAGAAAATGATCCAAAACTTCCTGAAGACGGTTCGATTAACACTGCATACAATCGCTTGCATGACCATGTGCAGGAAGGCTTTGTTGCAATCACCGATGTTATTCAACATAACTTTCATCTTGTTGAACAACGCCTAACTGAGCAGTCACGTGCAATCAACATCATCAATACTGAGCAACAGAAAACGAAACGTTCTCTTGAAGACCTCGAACAACGTTTTGGTCGATTTGAGCGTGGGGGGTTACAAAGCAGAGGTAATGACCCTTTTAAGTTTGGGAATGGTATAAGTGAGAAATCGTGGAAATCATCTCCTAATAACGGGGGTGGTATTATTGAGGCACTTGAAAATCTTGGAGAAGGTGCTTTAGCTGGATGGATAGCTAGAAAGCTTTGGCCAACAATGCTTCGCTCTGTTCCATGGTTAGCAGCGGGAGCGGCATTAGGAGCAGCAGCTTGGTTTGGAGAAAAGGGACGTTCTGAATTAAATGCCCTACCCAAAGCAACATGGGGAGATAAACTTGATTCATTGGGATGGGGAACGTCACCGTCTGTTCAAGAATATAATCGTCGTCGTTCCTCTCTTCAGTCTCATAATAGACGAAGAGATGCCCTTGGATTAAGTAGCGGACCACTCTCAGGTAATATCGATGATCGGCGCGGACAAGCACCTTATACTGGCTCGGGAGAAGGATCAGGTAAACCATTATTTTTTCAAGGGGGAGCCCCTAATGAAAAGGGTCCTATTCAATTGAATGCGGACCAAGCTATTATTTCAGGTAAGACAACTGAAATCAAATCAGATAGAACCGAAATCAAAGGTTCTACTCTTACCATTAGTGCTGATAAAGTTAAACTATCTGATAGTGCCAAGAGAAGTCTACTTGAACAATTAGGATTAGGCAATCTTCATATGCCTTCTCTTGCGTCAGTACTGAGTGGAATGTCAGGTGGGGCAACGTCGGCTGTTAGTGGTTTATCAACGATGGGTAATCAAGCATCGGGTGGGGCAACTGGTGACGTACTATCAAACCAAGTAAATCCTCAATCCGATAGTTTTTTTGGTAAATTCGGACAAGCTTTTGCTGATATAGGTAAAACAATTGGGGGTGGTATTACTAATGGTTTTACTGATCATCCTAATCATGCTATAGGTGGTTTTAATTCTGGTATGGCTCGTCGCCCTGATGGTATGGGTGGTTATGCTAATGCTCCGGGATCGACATATGTATGGCGACCGGGCGGTGGTGGAGGCGGTGGGGGACGCACTACTTGGTCCGGTGGTTCACGTCCTAGTGGGGGTGGATATGGCGGTGGTGGAATAGGTATTAATCCTAACACTCCTATTAATGTTCCGGCTGGAACGCCGGGTACGACTGCTACTCTAATGTCACAACGTGCTCAGTTTAGAGATATGTTGAATAATCCTCAAACCCGTGAACTTGCCATGGGTTTGATGGTAGCAGAAAACAACGGTAGCGCCCAAGGTAGAATGTCAGTTTTGGAAACTGCATTAAATCGTGGTGTTTCGCATGGATTTAATAATTCTAATCAAATCTTTTCGTCAGCTTATTATGCTCCCTTTCATGATGGGGGATTACAACGGGCGTTGGGTCAACTTCGAAGCAATCCTCAATTACGTGCCCAAGTAAACGCTGAAGTTGATCAAGTTTTAGGGGGATCAAACTGGTCTAATTTTGGTACTCAAAATGGATCGGCTGGTGTTGCAGCATCAGCAGCACGTGACCAAACAGTAACCGCGCGCTGGACTGGTGAAACTTATTCACGAAAAGATAATCCTATCGGTACAGCACATCATGGTGCTGGTACGATCCGAATGGAAGGTGGATGGTATCAAAACACTCAGAGACAAATTCAAGATTGGGATCGTCAACATCCCCAGAATAATACAACTCCACAAGGACAACCATCAGTTCCCCAGAATAATACAACTCCACAAGGACAACCATCAGTTCCTCAGAATACAACACCAGCATCGCCAACTTCTCAAAACAATGGACCAACTGTTGCAATTCCTTCAGGACGTTTAACATCGAAACAGCTTGAAAACTTTGTAGCACACCATGAAGCTTTTGAACCTAAGCCGTTTTCTGATTTTGGACAAACTAATATTGGTTATGGTACTAGTGCTCGACCGGGTGAAACATCTATTTCAGAACCCGAAGCACGTCAGCGAATGGTTTCTGAATTAGATAAACACATGGCAAAAGTCCATGAAATGAATCCAAAACTGGATCAAGGTACTAAAAATGCTTTGGCATCCTTATCATATAATATTGGTGATAACTGGATGACTTTGAAAAATCAGGATGGTTCGAAGACTTTAGGTGATTATGTTCGTGATGGAAATATACAAGGAATTAAAGAAAAAATTGTTCAATACAATAAGGCTGGTGGAAAAGTACTTTCGGGATTAACAAAACGACGTAATGATGAATCCCAAATGATTGGCAATCCTCGATGGGGAGATGTTACAGGTTCGGATGTTGGTAAGGATTGGGGACGTGCTGAAAACCAAGGTGTACCGGGACAACCGACCCATACACAACAAGACCCTTCTAAGCCTTATCCCGCTGGTCAGACAAGCCAAGTACCTATTGGACAACCACCTAGAGCAGGGACGCCCCCAACACCAGGGCGTTCCTCTCCCGATGGTGGAGGTAATCAATCACATATTGGCAATCTAGCAAAGGCTGATGAATTTCTTTATCAAGCATATAATCGAAGTTCTCACACTGATTCTGGTGGTCCTTATGGATGGAAAGATGTTCAAGCTTCTCAGCGTTATGGGATGTCACTTAAAGAATATGCTATTCAAGGTATGGACCCTAGAATGCGAATGGCATTGTATGAACAAGGTCAAACATACGAGAAAGCAACAGGACAACCATTTACCCTTAATACTGGTTTCCGTGATGACTATCGTCAATCTATTGCTACTGGTAAAGTTGTGGCTGCTCCGGGGGGTTCTACACATGGTGGTTCTAGAGTGGTGGGTGATCCTAATAGTCCTTATGCTCAAAAATTTGGACAACAAATGTCGGGATATGGTCATGGTCAAGCAGCAGACTTTGATGAAGGATTTCCACAATGGGTAGCAAGACAAGGACCTGATACAGGAATAGGTTATACAGGACGACATTTTGGAGATGCCCCTCACGTTTCGTTTAGTGGTTCATATGAAGCACGAAAGGTAGGAGAAGGATTTTCACCACAAGGTGGTGCAAGATTTGGTCAACGCTTTAATCAATTCATGGGAGATCAAGGAGGCGCACAATCTGCACAAGCCGCTGGTGGAAAGAAAACTATGATTTTCTTTTCGGGTATTGATGGGCGTATTGATAAAGAAGCTGCTCAAGCATTTGCAAAACAGCAGGGTGCAGAAGCAAAAATATTTGCTTTCAATGATACGGCTAGTGCAGCACAATATCTAAAACAAAATCCTGGACCTTATTCTGTTATGGGATTTTCGCAGGGTGCTAGTGCAACTACACTTGAGAGATTCGAAAAGGATGCTATACGTGCTGGTGTTCCTATGCCAGAAAGAGTTGATACTACTGGATTGAGTGATAAATCCCCTCAATATAAAAGACCGGCTGGTGTTGTGGGTGTTGATTTTATTGATCATTCGGGTGGTGCTCATGCAGGTCAAACGAATGTAGTTGATATGCGCCCTCGTCTTCCGGCTACTGGTTTTCATGATACACCGGGTACTGGTATTCTAGCTCAGTTAACAAGAGAAGGTGCCTCTTCTAATCCTTCCAGTCCTTCAGGGGGTGCTCCTTCTAGTGGGAATGTTCCTTCTAGTGGTGATACACAAACTCATTATAATGAAGGATGGGAAAAGAATTCGATTGGTAAGAAAGGATGGGAACCATCACCATCTCCGATGCCTGATTGGTATAAAAACCAAGGGGGAGATACGGCTAAAGATTATAACAATCGTAGGGATGCGTGGCGTAATGCTAGAACTCCACCCCCCGGTGATGTTGGTCCTCCCGCTATGCCTGGAAAATATTCAGGACCAAACGCTGAAGGACAACAAGGCGCACCTATTTTAAATCAAGACAGTAAGTATGGTGGTGCTAATAAATTTGGAGGTAAACCACCAGCGCGTGATATACCTGCACCTTCAAAGGAAACATTATCAGGACCGGTTACTAATCCAGAAGGATCGGCACCAGAAGGATGGCATAAGACTGACACTACACAACAACCAAATGTAAAACAAAAATGGGCTGATGTTGATAAAGGTGCGGCTGAAGGTAAGTCAGGTGCTAATAGAGTTAAACCTCATGGGGGGGCATCGGTGCGTGATCGTGCGACCCATAAGTCTGGTAAACCAAAGGAAACACCACAAGGTGGGGGACGTAAAGAAACGTCAGGTGGGGGTAAGCAACATGGCTCCGGTCATCCAAGCACGGGGGGACGTGGTAGCGCGCCTGGAAATATTGGTGGGGCACCGGTTAACCATCCTGAGTCAGGTGGTGGTTTCCCTGGTTCGGATGGCATTGGAATGGAAAAAATCAACGGGGATTATGATAAAGGCGGATTGTGCATGGTGTGACAACTTGTCGCATAGCTTGTGCTGTCCTATTGTGTTATGTTGGCGACCGTGATCCTAAGGGAGATTTGTTATGAAGAAATTCCTACTTGTTGCTGCCGCGTGTGTAGCATTCGTGTCACCTCTTCACGCTGAAGCTGGTGTGGTCAATTTTGTGTGTTCCAACATTTTGATCAACCCCCAGGATCGTGATCCTGATCCCACCTATAAGATTACGGTTGATCTTCGATTGAGTGATGATGGTGTCTACATTGTTGGCACTCGGGTTATTCATCATTCAATTCATGGTGCTCAATATGTTCGGCATCGTCAGTATCCCAATTTTCATGGTACAGATAAGTCCAATGGAAATATTGATGTGTTGTGGGATGGTGACAATCAATATGGTCATATGACTGGTCATGTGTTTTGGTATAATCAGAATTGGCATTATACCGAAAGATTAGTCAAGAATGGTCGAGTGATGTTTGACTTGGATAGCATTTGTTCAATTGTGAATGGAGAATAAAGTGAAGAAATTCCTACTTATTGCTGCCGCGTGTGCAGCCCTCGTGTCGCCTGTTCATGCAGGTATCTTTCATAGAGAGTACACATGCATTGTTATCGATAAGGACCCCCCTCTTAATGTACGAGCGACCCCTGGTGGTCGTATCATTGGAGGTTTTGATCGTGGTGATAAGGTGATTGTCGTTAGCGCCGACCGCCATCCAAACGCGAGTTGGGTATACGTCGAGTCCCCCACTGAGGGTGCTGTTGCAGGGTGGGTTTATCGTTCCCTTCTTGGAAGTTGCATCTGGGAAAATATTGAGGGAGAACCATAATGAAGAAATTCCTAATGGCTTTGGTAGCAGTACAAGTCTTTGTTGTTGCATCATCACAAGTCTCACATGCCCAAGCGTTCTCTTCCTATTGGAACCACAACGGTTCCATTATGGGATTAGCTGCACAAGGCAATCAACGTGCATTTGTTTATGTTCAGCCACGTCCTGGCATGGCTGAGTTGGGTGTGCAGGGGGAAAGCTTTTTCGAGGGAGTGAGTGATGGTCATGCCTATTACGGAACAGCATTTGCTTTTTCCCCTCGTTGTGGAAAGCTTCCGTTTCCGGTATCGGGACCGATTTCACCTGATCAATTGCATGTGGTTCTGTTTGGTAACATGCCACGGACTGATCCGGTGACGTGTCAGATTGTGCGTTATGATAATGTAGAATTACATTTTGATTATGTGGGTAGGTAATGTTCCCTGAAGCTATTCGCAAACATCTAACACAGACAAACAAAGAACGGGTTTTAGAGAAATATAAAGAGAAGTATGAACCCTCTCTCTATGTCCTTTTGACAATGCTTAGACCTTTGAACCCTCAGTGGTCACTTGTTACTATTCGGTCGCGTGAGATGAAGATTATATCAGATGCTATCTTTAACGAAACCACTTCCTCTAACTGAAGCCGAATTGGCTGGTGTTACCATTACGAAACTCCCTCCCGGTATAGCTAGGGGAGCCGATTTTATGACTAAATGGGGAGGGTGGAGGAATAAAAATAATGGTTTGGGAAAGATGCCCCTTGCAAAAACACGAGGGAGGAAATTCAAATTCAAAAACAAAAATAAGAAAGGTTGGTACTAAATAAAGGATCATGACAGGTAATACACAAGAAAGATTTGGCTCTAATAGAGCGTATGGTTATGGTGGTCAGAAAACTGGCACCATTGTTTCAATTAAAGACCCAGAGAATCGTGGAAGGGTTCAAGTACGTTTCCATGGTTATAATGATGCTCAAGGTGTTGATAAAGACGGTTTGGAGTGGGTTCATGCGGGAGGGCAAAACTCTCAGATAGCAGGACATACTGCAACACAGCCTTATTATGCTGGCACTCAGGTTGAATTACACGGTACCGATGGTGAGCATCAAATCACGGGAGCACGAGCCGGTTTCGATTCTGAAAAACGATTGTCAGGGGAAGACCCACCGCAACTCGATACATCGGAAAATACTAAGCCCGACTTACCGAATATTGTTAGAGGGGATAAACAAACATCGGTGCGAGGCTCACCGGGTTTACAACCATCATCGGATTATGGTGCTACCAAGTATTTTTCCTATGGTTCATGGTCGAGTATGTTTCAGCATATGTACCCGTATTCTCTAGGTACAGCAGGCAACGTTTCACCATATGGGCAGGGTCAAAAAGCCAAGATGCACCAATTAAAATCAATTGGTACTCAGGCAATGCAGAATGGTTCGGACGTACTCGACACAGTTGATGGCATGGACGATAATTTCTCGGGAGCATTTAAACCAGCGACCAAAATTATTCGTAACCTACGTAATAATGGTTATGGGAATGGTATTGAGCAACAGGGTGGTCAACAGATTGGACAGTCCGAAGGTGTGTTCAATGGAGCGTTCGGAACGAATGCAAACAATGCCAATTTCATGATCCAATCGTTCATTGCTCTAATTCAATCACTTATTAAAGCAGTTCAATTTGAAGATAGTTTGACTACGACTAATCTCTATTCCGAAGCGAATAACTTTGGTATTATGATTACACCTTGTCAGAATACTCTATTAAACATATCATCTGATTTAGTAACAAACCTACAGAATGATTTAAATCAATTGTTAGCAGGTGGAGGGGGGTTACCAACAGCATTCTATCAGTCAATTCTTACTGATATCAATACTAATTTTTCTCAGGCAATGTCACAAGGTTCGTTAAATCTATTAACGTTATTGAATAATGCTACAAGCGATTCGAATGGAACACCTTTTCCATTAAATCAGATTGTCTATATTTTAGGAGGGGCAACGCTATGTACCACCCTCGCACAAAATCTCTTGACATTCGACAATTTAGTTGGTATACCTCAGTCGGTGACCTATGCGACATGCGGTGGTGTCATCGGACTGGCAATCCAAGGTAAGCTTAATACGTTGCCGCTCTATACGCCAGCTAATACAGCGCCTCCGCAAGCGACTGATAGTGCTCAAAGCCCGGCATCAATGTCTAAATGGACTGGTAATATGATCGCAATGGGTGAGTTGATGTCAGGACAATTGAATAACAACTTTTTGACTGGTATACAAAAGAAGTATCAAGATGCGGATCGTAATCATGGTCCGAGTGCACTTAAGAAACATACTGATCGTATACCTAATTATTCGGATGGACCATCAAGTCCAGTAAACTATGCTGATCCTTCCCTTGGATCACAAATGCAGCCATGGATATCAGGACAAGGATATGACGCCTAATTTAATGAATAAATCATGTGATAATATTGTTGATGCTACTCAAGAAGTACTTGTAAATACTCAATATGAATTTCGTAAATTTGGTCTTTACATCCATGAAAGTGGTTTCAATCCTTATTGGGATGAACGTTTGTGGATGTTATTGTCGCGAGCAATGAGACAGACATATTATGCAGCCTTTAGTATGTAAATGTGGAAAGACAACCCAGACGATGTGGAGCATGCCCGATGGGTTTTTATGTTCCAATTGCTATAAGAAGCTAAGAAGAGCAAAGAAGCGTAAGCGATTGAAAGCAAAGAAGAAACGACTGTAACATTTCGTGATTAGACATTCACAATGACTTAGGCTAGTGTCTTTTCACACCGGGACGAACTGGACCGGTTAAGCCTAGTGAAAATAGAGAGCCCCGTGAAAGTTCGTGTGACAATTAGCGGGGCTCTTCGTAACTTACGTCTATCTCTAGTTTCACACCCGGAGTACGGCATGACCGGAAGGTGTTAAAACTCTTTGTTATGGTTTGTGGAAACTACCCGGATTTAAACCGGTGGAAATCTTAGCGGATTTTAACGGGGTTCAACTCCCCCTAGGAGGTAACGGAGGTAGACGTAAGTTACGAATATACCGGTCATTGGAGGGGGGTAGTTCTCCCTAAAACTTGTGGGCTTCTGGTGTGTCTAACTAACACATTCTTTCCCGCGTGTAGAAAACAATGGCTTTATTAGCCTTAGGAAGCCACGATTGCGCAGTTGTGGAAAGTAGGGCATTTATGATTTGAAAGGGATAGAAATGAAACCTTTTATTCATGCGAAATCTTCGGCAGCAAAATATGGTGGTAAGCCCGAAGATTACCTTCCGGTGCACGATCTAATAGATTCATCTAAGGCAGCGTTGCCTGATGTTCGTCACCGTGCCTTGTTTCATTCGTCCTTTGGTATTTTCATGGTTGAAAAGATACTAGGGACCACATTAACGAATTCGGACGGAAAACAAATTTCTGTTCGAGATATTGCGGAACAACACGTTATGGAAGACCTGGGATTTATTCCCACGGTTGAAACGTGGTTTCGTAATATGAAGATTGAACCGTGGATGAATGGTAAAAGAAAAGTTGGTACCGTTCACCATATCCCTATGCATCTTGATATGGAGTTAAAAGATGTCCTTGTTGATTAAAACGTTGGTTGCTGAATATAATAAGACCAAGAAAGAATTTATGGAGAAAGCGCGGAACGCATTGCGTGGTGCTTTCAATGAATTCTTCGATGCCAATCCAGAGATTGGTCAGGTCGTATGGACGCAGTATACACCATATTTTAATGATGGTGACGAATGTGTGTTTAGTGTACATGATATGTTTTTCAACTTTGTTACCTTTGATGGTGAACCTGAGGATTATGAAGACGACGACGCGGATTGTTATGGCGCTAGTTTTTATAGCTATAAGGGTGAGACTGATCCTATCTCGGAACAACGTGCTGCGTTCAAAAATTTCACACATGCAATTCGTGGCCTCCCCGATGAAATCTTCAAAGATTCTTTTGGGGATCACGTGAAAGTGATTGCCAATCGGGATGGTTTTAATATACAAGAGTATGAGCACGAGTAATTCTAGCGAGAGCTAGAGTCCGGAGGTTACTCCCTTTTCCTCCGGTATTACTTGAGGGGGTGATGCGCATCGGGCGCTCCCCCCTCCCTTTTTTCACAAGGATTTCCTATGCCTAAGAGGTAAATTTCTTATATCCGAAAATAAAAAAAAGGTCAGACGTAAACAGCAACTTGCTTATGCTGTAGTTAAATCGCTTGGAATACCATTAAATGTAGAGCAAAGTGATAGCCGAAAAAAATACAAAGAAAGAACTGTTCTTTCTTATAAGGCAGTTCAATCGATGGAAATTCAACTTTGATTAGGATATACCTGGGATGAAAGTTTGTATTATATGTGCTACAATGTTTGAGCAAACAAACAATGCACAAAAATGTTGTTCTGAGAACTGTACAAAAATATTAATCAAAAAACGTCGAAGACGTTATAATCAATCAGAAAAAGGTAAAGTAACAAATAGACGTAGTAATAAACGTTATCTGAAATCAAAAAAAGGTAAGGAAACTAAAAAATCTTATTCTAGAGAATATAGAAAGTTTTATTATCGAACAGAAAGCGGTAAATTACGGATGCAGGCAGCGTCGAAAAAAGTTAGAAAAAAAAGGCAACTTGCTTATGCTGTACTTAAATCCTTGGGAATAAAGAAAAAGTATAAGAGAGAAAACGAAAAACAAGATGTTAACGTCCTTAAGAAAGAATATGAAAAACGAGTTGCTGTTGCTTATGAGGTAGTTAAATCGTTGGGAATTCAACTTTGATAGGAGAAACATATGTTACAGATATCTTCACGTACCGGTGCTTCAGCGACACGTCGTGTTGGTAAGGTTGGTTTACTTCAACTGTTGATCGATCTTATGGAAAATGATCCGACAGCCTCTAAAGAGGTTATGTTTAGAAAGTGGCGTACAGCCATTATTAATGATCCTGAAGATGTAGATGTAGCACTATTGTATACATTTACTAATCTTTGGGAAACGGCTGAGCGTGATCGTAAGCAGATGACAAAACCACAAACAACACGTGATCCCGCACAAATTGAAGCAAAAAAGGCTCAAGTTGCCGAGGTTCGGGAGCAGATTGTTCGCAAAGTGTTTAGTCTTGACTTTGTGATGCCAAATGGTCAGCAACTTGGAGATTGTACATTTGGCTATCTCGAAAAGGTTGGGGGTGTTTTTGTTAAGATTTCGAAAATGGGTAAGCCAAATCAAGTTATTCGTAAAGTCCTTACTGCGAAAAAACTTGAAGAAGCTGCTAGGGAATAATTCCCATGATTCTAGGTAGGACTGGAATCCCAACTTGGCAGGATAAGCAACAAAATGAGCGTAAACTAGCTAAAGAAGCAACAATATTAGCAAATGAGTTCTTGACACCACATGGCTTTGAAGCTAGGATTGTGCTGTATCCAAAACGGAAACAAGACAATGAACGATGATGGTTTAGACATTCCCGAATGTCTCAAGGTTGACCCCGCTTTTCGTGGCAAGGGTGAGGTCACAACCGGTCATGCGGCACGTGTTGGTAACGGGGAGAAATCATACCAGACATATAACGGTCGCATGCTGCCCAAGACAATGAGCCCGACAGCATGGGAAATTATCTATGCCGAGGAAAAACTGCGTAAGCAGAAAACTGATGAACGTATCACAGAATTGAAGGAAAGGTTTAAGAAATGAAAACGGTAACCCTGAGTGAAGGCAAGTGGAACGATATTATTTTGATCCTTGCTAAGGGTGCGCAAAGTGCGCCTGATCAAAAACAAGCAACGTATATTCACAATCTTATGATTGCCATTCTTGAAGGGAATGGGGAAGAAAAAGAAGCTTCTGAAGTTATTGTTCAAGGATATCCAAATGACAAAGATCATGTTGGTTGCATACCCCCGGATGGAACACTCGAAAAGGGATTTAATACAGTTTTGAGTTATTTGGCGATATATCGTCCTGATTATCTCAGGATGATTGATTTTAAAAACCCCACCACTACGGCGCGGGATGGTTATTGGCTGAAGCATAATTATACGGGGGTAACTTTTGATGTTCCCGCCCCGGAATTTTTCCATCGTTTCCATATCGAAACGATCAAGTCCTATCCGAATTATATTCTGGACCAGCGTTTTCACGACAAGTAAATCAACGGAGTATGGAACATGTCACGTGGTTTTGTTGTTGGTTATGGTTGCCCTGATGGGGGAATGACAACTGATGGAGAAACCGAATTCGATGCCGAAAGATATTTTGACCGTCATAAAACGAAGCGTGCCAATCGCCGCTTTAATCGTGGCAATCGTCGTGATCGTCGTGATTATGACGACTACGATAACGATTAATAGGTTATGCAACGTCATAGCTTATGATCCAGCTTGCTGTGGCATTTCCTGTCCTGTTGATATGGCTGATAGATGATCCTCAAATTTGATAAAGCCCTCGATGGGGGTAGTGAAGTATTACATCTTCATATGAGTGAAAAGGGGTATTTTATTCAGCGCCCCCGCATTCGTTTTTTAAACGCTCGAATATCCCGTCGCTTTGAGTTTGCATTTGGTTTTGCTGAACCAATGGAACATAGTATGCTGGTATATGTCAATGGTTCTTTCAATAAAGACATAGCTGATATGTAAATTTGTATAGCTAATCTGTTTGACTTCGGGTTCGATCTTTTGTACATTCGCGTGGTCAGACGGAATTCACCGCTCTAAACATAGGAGATTATATAATGCCCATTCACACTGGTAAGCGCGAGCCCGCAGTCATTGCTGGTCTTGCATATCTCAACGGTCATATTCGTTACGTTTCCTCTTCGCGTTCGGACCATCTTCAGTCGGTCCAGGCTCTTCATCCTCAGGACGAGGATGGCAAGCGCGTGACGATTTCTTCGTTCACTCTCTATCGTCTCCCGGAGCCGATGCAGCGCGCCGAGGCTCTTGCCTATCTGGTGACCAAGTATCAGCCCGACGAAGCGGAACACAAGTTTCTTTCGAGCGAGCACACCAAGCAAGTCAAGCGCGACACCCCGAAGGGCGAGCGTCGGACTGGCGTCAAGGGCAAGCCGCGGACTGAGTGGTTCACGCCCCCGGTTGATGTGAACGTGACGGTCGAGCGCACGGCACCGAAGCGTGCCAATGTCCGCAAGCCGAAGAACGACGAGGCGACTGCGGTAGCGTAATATCCCCCCTCAAGTACAGCGTAGCGGGGAAAGGGGACAGGTACTAGGTGACCTGTCCCCTTTAATTCTAGGAACCTATATCAATGTATAACTGGCGTATTGAACTGAGAGATGGTAATTTCGAGATTGATATCGCAAAGCGTGTTGACATTCTTAATGGTCATCTCGTGCTGCGCGATGAGCAGGGTATGATTATCAAAGGTTATAATCAAACCCATTGGATTGGTTTTGAACAGCTTTCGAAAGCGGAGCATTAATGTATAAGGTCCAGTTTATCAACACCGTAACAGGTAAGGGTTACATCGATGGTTTTAAAACCGCGAAGGAAGCCAAACGAGTTGCGGAGAAGTTCAACCTCTATTACCTACAGGATAGTGTCAAGTATCCTGTGCGTACCAAATACTTGGGCAAAAACGCCTAGATGTCCTAATTGTGGTCAACCTGAAACGGAGTGTATGTGCTATGAAGCTTTCGGTTCTTGTTGCTAATCTGGCGCTCGGCTATCTTATTGCTGCGGGCGTCTATCAGACAGTGCAGTGGTTGGCAGTGTTGCCGTTCCTGGCATTCCTGTCAGTCGCCGCCCCCGCTATTGGTGTTTTGTTAGCGGGGCTGGTGTTCGTTCTTTTCATCGTCCTTTGGATTGGGTCGATGATTTCGGGGTCGGCGATTTTTGAGGATTGACAGGTGCAAATTTTTCTGCTAGTCTGTGGGATTCTGTGTTTTTCAGGTGTGTGGGCACTTGGTCATCTTTTGACCATGTACCCCGACCAAAAATATACCTCTAGCAGACACACAGAATATTACACTTCGTAACATTTCGTGATTGGACACTAAGCGATCAAGCTGGCATTCTCCGATTGTCAAATAGGAGACAGTCCCATGATGAAGCTTGGTTCCCAAACGAATAGCCTAGTCAACCATATTCAATCTCGTGCGACCATTGGTCAGCCCGTACCTGAGGTTGGTATGGGTGCCACAATCCTGGCGTGGACTGATCGATACCCGGCAACGATTGTCGAGGTACAGGTGATTAAAGGTCGCACCTACGTCACGGTGCAAGAGGATCGCGCCAAGATGATATCGGGGGATTATTACAATCCTGGCGAGTATGAATACACTCGCAATCCCGAGGCGTCTTTCCAGACTTGGCGCACCAACGATAAGGGTTTTTGGGAGGGAACCTATTTCAATCCCAAGACCAAGCGTTGGGTTAAAAACCCTGGCAATGGTCTGCGCATTGGTGATCGTGACAAGTATCACGACCCATCGTTTTAATTGGCGAGTGGGGCAGCACGGCATCGTGCGTTCCACGGACTAGTAGGGGGGAGGGTGGATAGGTAAGTATCCATTCCCTTACCGGATGAAATCCCTTGACCGGGAATATAGAGCCTCCCCTTTTAATTCCCTGCATAAAGGATTAATAACAATGACCGGTGATAAACATTTCGATGAGATGCAGACAATCGCAAAGACAGCAATGTCTTTAGCTGAAAATGCCATGGCGCAACTAAAAAGAATTGCTGATGCGCTCGGCACCGAAGAGCGGGGTGAGGCTCTTGTCGAGATTGCACGCAACGCCCACCGGGCAGAACAAAAGTTGGCGGCATTCGAGCGTGATTTGAATTCTCCTTCATTTTATGCGGTTGATTTGTTTCCTCTTGTGAATAAGCATTTTCCAATTCCTAAGGATTAATATATGAAGTGGTTATTTGTTCTATTATCTCTTTTATCTACACCTGTATTGGCGTTAGATAATCCCGCATGGGAACAGAAGAGACAAGAGGCATTGCGTAATGGTGATCAACAGACGCTTGATAAGTTATATTATATTTCCAATGCCGGGCGATTAAGAAACATGAACGGGTCCGAATCACCCGTATCATGTTGTGGCGCTGCCGAAGCATATGAGGCTGATGATATTTGGACAGATGAATATGGAAATGCATGGGCAGTCCTTACATGTAACGATCCAACTAATTGTGAAGAGGTACCGGGAAAAGTAGTACGTAAACCTGGGGAAAAATTTATTATTCCTAATGATCGTCATCTCGCTAATCACACTCCGGTAAATCATACCGGGCATGGATGGATATGGATTTCTCCTAATGGTACGAGCTATTATGGAGAAGTAAATGGTAATGGTTTTCTGAAAGGTCCCATGATCATGCAGCCTACCATTATCTGTTACACTGAGCCTTTCCTCGAATAGGAGAATAATATGAAAGAGTTAAAAGATAATACTCTGCGGCTAATCCGTAATGCTGTGCGTGATACCACTCTTTTGAAGGGGTCGGTTGTTCTTATTCCCCGTGAGATGAATTTTGATAACATTCGTCGGGAAAAGGCAGAAAAGGATCGTTTGAAGAAAATTGCCGACGACGCATTTGGAGAATAATATGTTTTCAGTTTGTGTTGCATTGCTCATAATCAAAGGATGTATCGACTTGTACCTTATATCGAAGGGAGGGTTTCCTGTTATTGCTCATTTAATCACGAGGTTAACATGACTGTAACATTTTGTGATGGTCTTCGACCAAGTGTAGCTTGACATTCCTTTTGAATTTGCTAGAGTGTGTAGGCGTTGAGAGCAAGACGGTATCAGGCGCCTTAACCGGTTACGACCGTAAAGGGAGATAGTTGGAACTGAGAAAGTTAGCTGGTACTAGTGAAACGGCTAATGAGTAATGGAACCTTCCGGGTTCGAGCCCCGACCAACGCAGCTAATTCAAGGGAGTAAAGATCATGGATACGTTCACCGCATGCTCGATTGTCGAAGGATTTTCAGGCGAAGAGCATACCGAAGAGGAATTTATTGCGGCATGGCAACACCTGATTGATACCGGCGCATGCTGGTCGCTTCAGGGATGGTATGGGCGTGGTGCAATGGCGATGATCAAGGCAGGGCATTGCACTGCCCCGCAAAATGAAGATAGGTAAACAAATGAATTGGAAAGAGACTGATATTATACCGGGCATGCTGGTTCAAAATAGCGAACCCGGTGCGTGGCTGATTTATTACAATACCTTTACGGGAACAGATGCCCCGTATGGTATGACAAACCTCAAGACAGCCGAGGTAAACAAATACTCGCTTCAAAGTTTACTTGATGTGCTTAATAATGGATCATATACAGCAATGGAGGTCCCCCAATGAAAGCCAAAGGCACTATTTCTATTTGCGCCAAGTGTTCTGACATGTTCGGTGCAGTAGTATACGATGAAAATCATAAAGAGATACTAGATTATGATGGTTATGTACCATCCTTTTTTCCCGGACAACATTTCAGGGATTATGTGATGCTCGATATTGATCTAGAAACGGGGAAGATTCTCAATTGGGAAGCGCCAACTGTGGCTCAATTGCAAGAGATGAAGGATCGCGAATGATCCCGCTGTTCACGCCAATGTCGCGACGCCTTAGATGGTGGTGTTTGATTTTCGGACACCGTTGGTGGGCATATCATCGGGACGAATGGGATGTAGTCAAGCCCGGCGAGGCAACGCATTTCTGTACAACATGCGGAGAGAATAAAATCCTGTAATATTTCGTGATTTGACGTTTGTAATGTGATCGCTTATTCTCCTATTTGTCAGATAGGAGATACGAACATGTACGCCGCTGGTGTTGCTTCTGATCTTCGCTCGTTCATCGTGAACACCGAAGACGGTCCCGTGCAGGATGTGGTTCCGTATTATTACGTGCTGGTCGAGGATGACGCTGGTCATCGTTGGGTTACCGGCGACGTGTTCGATACAGAAACCGAGGCTCAAGCCGTGGTTGACTTCAACGATTATCACGGTATTAATCCCGGCAATTCGGATACGTTTTATAAGAGCACGCCTTGCTATGGTTCCGATGCGTGGGGACCTGAGGATGATTATGAGTTGGCTTGTTTCGAGGCTGATTGTTATAACGAACCCCGCCCCCAATGGTTTTAATGGGGCGACAATGAAAAAATCCCGCACAGATATCAAACATATGGCGCAGGCTGAATTGCTTGGTGCAATGATGAATGCGTTTTATGATCCAAATTTACCGAATGAACTAAGGGCAGAAATGCACGAACAAGCTAAGCGTGTAGAAAAGCTTTTTGGTTATATTCCAGGCACTTGGGTTTCGTAGATGTAACATTTCGTGATTAGACAATAGAAAGAAATCTGGTAAGCTACACACATTGACAACGAAGCACAACGCTTCGCCTACCAAGTCACGGCGCTAACCCCGTGGGTGGGATATGGGCTGAAACCCCGAATTGTCGATCCAAAAACGGAGTAACACAAATGACCACGGTTTTTGTTAAGAAGCCCTACAATCTGGTGCGTCGCGTGCCGGTCACCAAGATTCTGAAAGAGTTCCCGTTCAACGGAACGCAGCTTGAACTGGCGCACCGGCTTATGAAGCCGAAGTTTGGAGCAAACCTGACGTGGGTCGAGGCGAAGAGCGTCATCGACTGGTACGCCCAGGTGTAAGAAATTACAGGGATGCGGCATTAATTGCCTATAAGCAACCTGTAATAATGAGCCTAGCCGTGCCCGAATCCTCAATTAGTCAAGACACGTAGGCAATAGTCCGGTGGTACCTTGCCCGTAAGGGTTTCTAGACAACTGAGCGGTGTTGGCAAACCCGGCAAATGGGGTGGAAAGCCCCTAACCACAAATAGGAGATATGACCATGAGTGACAATTCGAAATTTGAAATCGTTTGGTTCGATGCGTTGCGTAATGCGAACAATGCGGCAGTGGCACAAAATGCCAAGCTTGGCGACGAAAAGTTCCGCGGGCTTGATTGTGGTTTTGCTTGGTTGCAGTTTCCCGGCAATACCCCGTTTGCGCGTTGGGCAAAGAAACAGCCTAACCTTACGTCGAAGGGATATCCGACCGGTTTGACCATCTGGTATTCCAAGCTGCATCGTGTTTCCACTCAATCGGTGAGTGTGCATGAGGCTGCGGCAAAGGCAGCGTGCGATACTTTCAAGGCGCTGTTGCCTGAGGCAAAGGTTACGTGGTCAAGCCGCCTCGATTAGTAACATTTCGTGATTAGACACTAGCATTTCTTTCGTGCTAGTGTCTTTTCAACGAAAGGGAGTTAATCACATGCGCGATCATCGGGTTGAGGTTGTTTCTCGTCTCACTGGTTTGGGCATCGATCATTACGACGCTCTGGAACTGCGTCGTATCGCAATGACGCTGCATCGCTGGTGTGAACTGGAATGCGGCGACAGCGACAATTATAAGTCCTGGGCTATCGAGCGCGACGAGGTTACCGACAAGCCATATATGTGCATCTATCCGCATAGTGATAACAAAGTGCGTCGTTATCCGGTGGCTGATCGAGAAAAGGGTGCCGGGCGTCGTTTGCTCAAGATTATGGCAAAGTATCCTGATTTTGTGCCGTACTATCAGACTGATTGTCGCGGTGCCCCCTTGTATATCGTGAAAAAGTCTGATATACCTGAGGGTGCATCAATCGATGCCTATTACAACAGAGGCGTAGCGGTGTACAAATGAACACGTCAACGAGATACGTAATCGCCACGAAAGGCGGTGGTTACATGGGCGCAGCGCAAGAGTGGCGCAACGTGCCTTTCGAGCAGGCTGCACTGTTTATTGAGAAGTCTCGTGCAATGTCTGTTGTTAAAGAGGGCGATAACGTTTTGCCTGTCAAGATCACCATTGATTGAGGAAACCCATGTCAGTGAAAGGCGAGATTGTTTTGCATGATACGCGCTATTATCTACACAAGAAACATGTGCGTATCATGCTTTCACAGCGTGCTCCTAATACGTCCGACATGCATTATGTGATTTGCCATTATGTTAATAATGCGGTGGCAGCGACGTATTACGCTGGAACTGATGGGGAGCATGCATCGAAAATGTTTAATGCTCAGAATTATACTTATAAGGTCATGAGAGATGTTGGAATATGACTAAAGAGAAACGTTTACAGGTGATTTCTGCCTATTGTGAGGCGTTAAAAACAGCATGGGGCGCATGTCCTCATTTGCGTTTAGGGCAATTGATCGTCAATGCAACAGGCGTCAATAATCCTTTCTATATCGAGGATCAACATTTGATCGAAAAACTTAATTCATTTGCTGATAAATGGGGAGATTGAAATATGAAAATTGCAAATGATATTAGAGCAATCCTTAATCAAGACAATTGGATTAAGGGTACATATGCCCAGGATAGGCACGGGAATGAGGTTTCATCATTCTCCCTTTATGCATGTAAATTTTGTCTAGGCGGGGCGTGTCTTTCACTTCACGAGAAATATTCATCTCTTGAAAGAGAGACATTTTATGCTGCTATTCGTGATCATATAGGAAAAGGAATTGCTGAGTTTAATGATGATCCGAATACAACCTGGGATGATATTGATCAACTCTTGAAACATATTGAAACACTTCGTGATTAGACATTAACATTTCTCTCGTGCTAGTGTATATCAACGAAAGGGAGTTTTGGTCATGCCTGACACGGTTCGAGGGTTGTGGAAAGCTTACAAGGCAACTCAGACACTTACACATTATGCCGATGCGACATTCGATGGTCGTTTGGTTGGCACGCCGCTCGGAGATACATTTTGGTGGGGGCGTAATGTCATCACCGAGTTGTATGCTCGGGGACATATAATCTGCGGTGTGGATTATCTGGTCCCGCAATTGATCAATGATGCCGATACCAACACCCTGATTTATCGCACGCTTATGCGTTGCACGGATCGCACCCTGTTTGCGTTCCTTAAGCGTTTGAACAAGCGGGCAGGCGAACTGCGACCGAAGGTGACCGCGCTATGAATGATACCCGAAAATTAGACCCTCGCGACCCCGATTATTCCCGCACGGGAATATTTGTTCACCACAACTGCTGGAAATGCAAGAATGGCGAAAAGCCGTGCGTGAACAAGAAACCAAACTTGTGTGATTATCCTCATGCCCGAAATGATTAACGAATATAAGAGGTTAACGCACTGTTTTACGTTGTTATTCATTTACAAAAATAAGAAATGGATTCGGATTGTTCCTAGGATATTTTTCTCAGAACGTTCTGATATAGAGAACATGCAAGGGGATTATTATAGGGGCAAGGTGCCAGTTTGGCGGCAAACTCGAATCCCTGATTATGTGAAAGATTGTTTCAAGCCGTAATATTTCGTGATAGCCCACGGCTAGGCGTAGCTTGACAAATCCGTTTTGGTGTTCTATTCTCTGATCATCGAAAAGGGAGTTAGGTCTATGAAAACCCCGGAACAGTTTCTCGCGAATGTCTCTTACGTCACTTATCACAGCGCAAACGCTGCCACACATGAGGCTTGGTTAGCCTACCCGGTGTTTAATGGTGAGCAATGGCTCGTGCGCTCGACGGGTAAAACTGAGGCTGATGCTTTGGTGAAAGCCAAAGAGATCATGACTAAAGAGGCGCACAAGCAGGCAGGCTTGATTGCCAGTGTGAAGCCCGACGTGGTGGATGCGTCTTTCAAGTTTCCCTCTAAGCCAGATGCCTCGCCAAGCGCGGGCGGTGGTCGTGGAAAGGTTTTTATCGGCAAGACGTGGATGGTGCTCCGGGATAAGAAAGGCGTCGTGGTGGAGCGCGCCCGTGTCGCTGATGACCAGTTGACGGAATACGAGACCAAGGGCTGGACTCGGGGAGGTCCCCGGACCAAGTAAATCAACCGGGGGGCACCGATGGTATGATGCGGTGCCCCCCTTAGGAGGAATGACCATGAAACTTGTGTCAATTGAGGATGTGGTATCGAGGGAATATGCCGACAAGTACGCCAATAGATTGTCGGATATTCGTCGCGTGCTCACTCATATCGATTTTGATGATATGACCCCGGCAGAGCGTCATATCTGGGATATCGTCAACCGGGAGGATTAAAATGCCCCGTAGGACACGTAAAGGTTATCCGAAGGACGTTCGCTATTTCAACAACGATGGCGAAAGCATTCAAGCGGTTGCATATGAGCGAAATGGCAACCTGATCTATGTGGAGGATAACAAGGGCAATTGCACTTGGATATTCCCCATTGAATTAGACAACGAGGATTGAGCCATGAAATGGTTTATTGAACATTGGGGTATGGATAAGGATTGTTTACGGGGTTATACAATCCTGATAGGTATCGTGCTGCTTGTTGCTTTG